CTGCATTTCTTGAGTGGATACACTGGTGCCACCTTGATTGACAGGGAAACCTTCGCCGCCACCTTGCGGACCACCCTGCTTATTGCTTGGGAAACCTTCGATGCCACCCTGTTGACCGCCCTGCTTACCGCCTTGCGGACCGCCTTGTGGACCGCCTTGCTTACCACCTAGACCGCCAGGGAATCCTTCGTCTTCCCATTCGCTTCCGTCACCATCGTCGCCACCATATTGACCACCCTGCTGACCACCCTGTTTGCCACCTTTCTGGCCACCTTGACCTCCAGGGAATCCTTCGTCTTCCCATTCGCCTTCGTCACCATCGTCGCCACCATATTGACCACCCTGTTGACCACCTTGCTTTCCGCCTTTATGGCCACCTTTCTGGCCACCTTGACTGCCAGGGAATCCTTCGTCACCACCTTGGTCGTCACCATCGTCGCCACCTTGTTGGCCACCCTGTTTGCCACCTTGTTTTCCACCTTTCTGGCCACCTTGACCTCCAGGGAATCCTTCGTCACCACCTTGGTCGTCACCATCGTCGCCACCTTGTTGGCCACCCTGCTTACCGCCTTTCTGGCCACCTTTCTGGCCACCTTGACTGCCAGGGAATCCTTCGTCACCATCTTGGTCGCCACCTTGTTCGCCACCTTGCTGACCGCCTTGCTTGCCGCCCTGTTTGCCGTCTTGCTTTCCGCCTTGGTCGCTACCGTCGTCGCCACCTTGTTGGCCACCTTCTTCCATAGCTTTGTTAAAGGCTTCCTGCATCTTCTTGGTGCCTTCCTGAATCTTGCTGTTACCCTCTTTCATCTTGTTGACACCATTCTGCATTTGCTTGGTGTCTCCGTTCTGAGCGCCCTCAGCATATTCATTAGCACCTTCTTCAAGTTTTTGTGCGCCCTCTTCGATGGTTTTCTGAGCATTTTTCGCATCTTGGCTATTGCCACATGCCTTAGCACATTGTGCAGCTGCGTTACGAGCATTCTGTGCAGACTTGGAAGCCTGTTGTTTTACAGCTTCTCCATTATCAGCACCTTGTCCAGAAGAGCCTTGCTGACCAGAACCAATGTCGGAACCCTGTTGTCCAGCAGAGTTTGCTGATTCGGAAGCCTGCTGACAATTTGACGAACCAGATTCCATCGCCTTTTCGCCATCAGCTGACTTTGCACCGCTTGCTTTCATCGCCTGCTGCATTTGCTGTTTTGCATTCTGAATGTCTTGTGCAGCGGTTTGCATATTTTGTGCAGCGGTTTCCATGCCCTGCTGGTCTCCGCTCTCTGCTGCATTTTTATATTCGCTTGCAGCTTTCATCATCTTCGCCGATGCCTGCATCATCTGTCTTCCAGCCAACTGACCTGCCTTGGAATTACATGCCCTTGCACAAGCAGCAGCACCCCTTTGAGCTTCCTTTGCAGCTTCCGTAGCCTGCTGAGCAATCTCCTGAGGATTCTGTTGACCCCCTTGCTGTCCAGACTGTTGACCGCCTTGTTGCTGACCAGACTGCTGCTGGCCACCTTGTTGCTGACCCTGAGATTGATTTTGCTGACGGACAGAACCCCATTGGCTGGATTGCTGGCTACCACCCTGCTGTCCTTGCTGTTGCTTTGCCTGTTGCATGGCCTGTTGTTGTGCCTGAGACATGGCACCCGCCATTGCCTGTGGCATAGACTGAGGAGATTTTCCTCCCATAGCAATAGCTAGATACTTTCTGATTGTTTCTAAGTTCCAGTCGTCATCAGTAAACTCGGGTTTCTCTATCGTATATTGTCCTGACGGGTCGTTTGGGTCCTGCACAGCCGTGGTATTCAGGTTTACAAAAGCCTGCATAGTGGGACCCATATACTCTGGCCACTCAAACTGTTGTTCCAATGCGCTAATAGCTGAATTGAATGCTGCATTGTTTCCTTTTATCGTGTTAAATATACCTGAATGAGCCATCATGATTTGTACGGCTTTGGTATGTGAGAAACCTTCTGTACCATTACGGTAATCATAGTAGCCACACTTTATGGCAAGGCCAATCGTGGCAATGATAGCATAGAATGTACCGAAGTCGGCTTCTTTCACCAGCCTGTGAACAAATGCTGGGTTGTAGACAATACATCCGTTGTCGATGTTCTCACCGTAGTTCGACACAAGGGCGATTGTCTTTGTCTCACCGTTCAGTGCGGGTTCCCAAGTGAAGTTGGTAATGACTGGAACGAATATCGACACGGGATTGTTGGGATTTTCGGTCACCGACTCCTTCAATACCCTAAGGTCTGCCTCGTACTGTTCCTTTGAAAGTTCTTGTGAATTGGGCTTAATATCACTCATTTTATTCCTCATTAAGTTAACTACAGTTTATACCAACGTGCGGCATACGGCGGCTACGTTGGTGATGTATTTCTTGACAATTTCTACGACGGCATCCTCGCATTCAGGAACCTGAATTTCGGGAATGAATGATTCGTACGAGTCTTCTCCGAGAATAAATGACTCGTCAAGTCCCTTCAAAATGAGGTCTTTTTGGTAAATTTCCGAAGCAACGGCACGTTTTACGAACTTCAACTTTCCGCTTCGGCTCATCATCGGGAGGAACAGCGTGAGATTCTTAACGAAAGTGCCCGTCGAATCCGATGTAAACGTGTCCATGTAGAGGATTTCGTTTCCGCCACGGTCGAAATACTTTGCTGGGACGTGCTTTTCCGTAAGGCACATTGCGTAGCCAGCCTCTCCCTCGAAGTATTTCTTTTCGGTCCACTTGCCGTTCTTCAACGGCATCGTAGTACCCATGTCAAACCCAGCTTTCACTGGGTCGTTTTCCAGCCCGCAATCCTTGCAGAGCTTCAAGATTTTAGTAACTAGCATATTCTACCTATCTTGGATTTTTACTGAATAATCTGCATTTTCGGCATGGTTTTCAAGCTTGCGAAAGATGTTCTTCACGTCGATAAGGAGTTCGACATCGTTAGCCTGCATCATGCGGAACAGCTTGATTGACTCGTCCCTGAGGAAGCCGAGCTTTTCGAGAACTTCCTTCTTGTAAACCGAAAAATCAAGCGTTTTGAGAACGGAAAGCAGTTCGTCGATGTCCTCGAACACAACGCACTGCCCATTTTCGAGCGAAACCACGAGGTCAATCCTGTTGACGTGCGGGGTGTATGAAAAAGTGTATGCAAGCTCGATTACGAATGTGGAGCCCTCGGCGAGTTTTACATCCCCGATGGTCCCAGCCTTGTTCAGGACATACTTTTCGCCAAGGGGTATAATCTTGTCACACTTTTCTCTGTACTCGTTGTAGAGCCTGTTGTAGGTCTCCGTGGGGATTATCCCTTCCTCGTTACGAAACTTGGATACGTCCATCACGCCCCCCGAAACTGGTTGATGATTGCCTCCGCTTCCGAAAGAGGGGTGCTGATGGCATCTACATGCTTGTCGCCTTCCTTGAATCCAAGGTCTACACCGCAAATTAAATCATTTTGTTCAGAACCAATTCGTTTGAGCAGGTATTCTACCTTGTCTGTCACTTCCTTGTGTTCCAACTTCAAGTTATTGTACTTTTCAACCAGATTGTTAAACCTTGCTGAAAGTTCGTTGAGGCTTGTAAGAGTGTGGCTAGCGTTCATCTCGGCGGTTTCAGCACGGTTTCTGAAATCTAGGATGTTCTGTTGCAAACGCTTGATTGTCTCACGGGCTTCCTTCAAGTCCTTGTCCTTCAGGTTAAGCTCGTTGTACAGCTCGTTGATTTTGTTGGCCATTTCCTGATTGCCGTTAGGAACAGATTGTTCTTGCTTGGGTGCAATGACATCGTTCGGGTTCAATCTCGGCCTGTTCTGTACAGGAGTGAACAGGAATCCCGCAGGAACTCCGCCACGGGGCGGCTGAATGGAGCTGACCGAGTAATTCTCGTCGTCAATCCCGAAAATTTCCCTCAATGCCGCAGTCAAAATGGCATCATCATTATTTTGCATAAAATACCTCAGTTATTACGCAATTAAAATACATTATTCGGGTCTGGGTCGAGCAATTTCTTGTTCAAAACTGCAAAGAAAATGTCGATTGTTTCCCTTTCGTCCTGTACTGCAAAAACCAAGCCCGCCTTGGGCCGAGCGTCGAATGAAAATTCACCTTCCTTGTAGTGGGTGTGACCAATCTGTTCGACATGTCCTGCAAAGAATATGCCGTGCTTCTGGTCCACATTAAACTTAATTTTTACGATGTTGAAACGGTGGATGAACACGTACAGGACTTCGTTTTGACCGCAGTCCTCCGTCTTTGTATGCAGGAAGGTAAGTCCGATTGTACGGGCTTCCTGAATCATCCAAGTTTCTTCTGGTATAATAGGTGTACGCTTGTTGTCTTCTTTACTCATAAATTTAGTGCAACGTCTCCCACCCGTCATTAAACAGGTGGGAGATGTGCTCTCCTGTTTTAAATACTAGGTATGCTTAGCAGCTTGCTTCATGAAGTTGGTGTGTATTGCGTACACCGTCTTCATGTCGCCCTGCTGGAACGCTGTCACAGCATCCTTCGCTTCACGGAGGACTGCGACGATGCGGGAGAAGTATTCGTTGTCATGACGTTTCTTCATGCATCCAGCGCTCTCCTTGAGACGGCTCATCTCGTGGCGGATTTCCGTCTGGGTCTTGCACTTGCTGATGACCCGTTCGAGATGTCGTGCGGCACGGAGGTTAATCTTGCCGAGGTCGCTGTTAACGTCACATCCGACAGTCCTGTGGGACCGTTCGGCAATCCTTTTCATGTATGCTTCGTTTTTCATTTTAGCATCCTTTGTATTGGGTGAACCGCATTATTCAGCAACTTCTCGGCGTGCTGGCTGTGCGGAATCAGCTTGGCCGTTCAAAAGTTAGCAAGTATCTTATCCGCCTTTAACTGTCTTATTTTACGCTGCATCGTCAGCATGTCGATAACGAATGTCCTGAACCCAGGCTTCACATCGTTTATCGACACAGAACTGACCGTAACCGTGCTGTTGATACGGTTTAACATCGGGTTTCTGGCATATTTCTCATAGAACTCCACAACGAAACTGGACTGCGGAGTATCATCCAATTTGTCCAAATTGATGCTGCTGTTAAATGGACTGCTGTCGTTGATAGACAGGCTGTTCAGCTCATCGACACCGTAGAACGGGTATAGACGAAGGGTTGTCTCGGTAAGCATCGCCACGCATATCTTGGACATTTGCGGAAGAAGCGATGCGTCGTCAAAGTCTGATGCACACGAGAAATAATATGCGCTGGAGCTGGCCTCATTCCACGTCCGAACGACGCTCTTGGAGAGCCCGCAACCTTGCAGCATCCTGTCTATCTCGTCGAATGTCATGCGAGTATAGTCCTCTTTATCACATCGGAAACATCTATGATTCCATACGGTTTCGCATCCCCCTCGGCAGGAATGTGGCATATCCACATCGCCCCGACTTTCAGGGGAGTGTTCAGCTCCAGTATCGCCTTGTACATGCTCAACTGGATGCAGTAGTGATGATAGTTTATGTCATAGAAGTTTTCGAACGGGGCGTACATGTTCGTAGTGTACGGTTTCGGTTCAAAATCAAGGTGGGAATTGGTCTTCCAGTCACCGATTACAAGCTTGTCCGATTCCTTGTCGTAAAGGAGGATATCCATCGTTCCGCAAATCAGGTGCTTCTTGTCATATACGGGAAGTTCAGTCCTGATTGGAACATAGCGTTCTGACAATTTTGTAAACAAAGCTTTACATTTAGGGATGCGACGGTCGAAATCTGCCTGAATATCGTCGTATTTGTAACGTTTTTTAAACTTATGATAATACGACTTTCGTGCCCACAGGTTTTCCATCACGCTGTGGACTTCATGGCCGATATCCTTCCCGTAGTTGTTCTTGTCGTGCCACATATCTAGCACTTCTTTCGGTGTCACGACCCGTTTGAGTTCCCTAGTCATTTTCGCTGCCGTGTGGGGTGCGACTTCCTTTTCCTTGAACTCGTCGTGATACTCTTCAATTACGGTAGAAACGGACTTGTACACGTTACCCTCAGAATCGGTGTAACGGTGACCTTCATCCTCAAAATAGATATCTCGGAACGAACTCCAGAGAATATCGTTTAATTCATATAAGTTAGGAACCTTTTTAGTCATGAGTTTCCCTTTTTGTGGAAAGATACAAAAAAAGTTCCAGATTGTCAACTATGGGCTCAAAAAAGTTATAAACTATTTTCAGTTAAGCATTGAGTACAGTTATGAACAATAAACAGCTATTTGAGCAGTCCGCCAGAAAGATTCTTTCTGCGAATCAGCTCGAAGGGGTCATGAGACTCCATACAGCCCTGTTCGAGTGCGGCGACCCAGAACAGATGGCAGAAACCGTGGCAGACGCTGTAAAGGACGCAGTTGACGATGTGGTTGACACGGCTGCCGACCAGCAGGTTTCGGACGACATCGAAAACGCCCCGTCAGTAACAATCAGTCCCGAAGACAAGGAGCGTTTGACCGCACTGTTTTCCGACATGAGCGATGACGATAAAGCAATCTTCGTTGAAAGCCTTGACGACACGCAGGCCCAAATCCTTACGGAAGGTCTCGGAGCTTGGGCAGGAAAATGGGGAAAGTCATTGCTAAAACTGCTTACTAAGGAAGGCCGCAAAGCACATAGGCTAGACAAGTTCGGCAGGCTCGCATCAAAGGATGCCGACATGACGAGCAGGCTCGACAGAATCATGAACCTTGACCCAGCCTCCCTCAGCAAGAGGAATGCAAAGGACGCAAGCAAGCTGTTCAAGCAAAGGGATAAAGTCGAACGCAAGATGAACAACCTGATGTACACGGCATCTAAGGATGCAAAAGAATACGAAAAGATGCAGAAGCTAGGCTTGAAGAAAGGTTCCCGCAATTTCAACGTTGATGTTTTTCAAAAGGAAAAGGACAACTTGATGGAGCCGCTGAATAGAGACCTCAAAGCGGCTAAGGCCAAATTAAAGCAGGACCAACAGGCTTTGAATCCGAAAGACCCAGATTATTTGAGCAAGTTCCGTCAAGCCCGCATTGATTACGAAAACACGTGCGAAAACCTCACGAAGGCATTTGAGGCGAAGAACGGAAAGAAGCTCAACGACCTCAACTATAAAATCCGCATGGCCAAGGAAGAAGGCCGCTACGGTGCATACGGCCCTGCTGCGACCAACAGTGCAACCGTCAACAACGGTGCCGCAACTGCTGGACGCAATGGAAGGAACAACCCGTTCAACCAGAGTACAGCAAAGCCTGGAAAGGGCGGGGCTGCACCTCAGGTAAATCCGTTCCCTGATGGATTCGACCCGAGAATGTTCACTCCTAGCATGTGGAAAATGTTCACAAGAAGGTTCTCCACGATGGGTAAAATCTCGACTGCACTTATCGGTGCATGGCATGCCGTCAAACTCGCATTTGCTGGCGGAGTCATCGGCGCTCTTACATACGGTGGTTACAAGCTGTACGACTTCTTCACCAGACCAAACGAAATCGACATCGACTGGGCCGATGGTGGCGACACCAAGTCAACCTTGCTCAAAGCTCTTGCAGTCCTCGCTGGCGGTGCTGGCGGAAATATCGCAGCACGTCTACTTGGTTTTAACGGAACTGCTGGAAAGACCGTCGGTACATTGGCAGGCGCCCTCCTTGTCGCCTACTTCATGTTCCTGAACGGCGGTGACGAGGACAATGCGAAGGAAATGCTTCAAGAATACAGCAACGCTTCCGATGAAGACAGAGAACTAATCAACGAAGCTCTGGAAATTCCTGAGTATGCAGAAGCGTTGAAGAAAATGTATCTTGAAAATGCGGAACAATAAAGTTTAAAGGAGAATGCTATGAACAGTATGCAGAAATACGATAAGGCTCTTATGGAAGGTGTGGACAGTCCAAAGAGGATGGCCAAGAAGCGCATGAAGGCATTTATTGAGGCAGCCTGCAAGGTTGCTCCCCGTGCGATTGTCGAGGCTGTCGTTACTGCCCACAACGCCCTGTTTGAATATTCATTCGGCAGAACGCCGAATGGAGTTCGTTACGTGACGGGTGTCGGTGCATCTGACCCGAGAAAGACAAACAACTGGGGTCACCAGACAATCTACAACGGTAACGACTTGGTAAGAACAAATTCCCGAGTGAAGCCGCCTACATCTGGTGGAACCAACTGGCACTTGCAAAGTAACACAGGAACCGCCGCATACAAGCAGTATGACGACGTTCACACGTACCAGACACGTCCAAGGATTGACACTCGTGAGTATCAACCCGCTTATGAAATTAGAGGTGTAGACCCGTGGGAACGGAAAAACTACAGTTCGGCACCGCAGCCACATCTTCCTCCTCCGCCAAAGGTTGAGCCTCCTCCGATGCCAGCTCCGCAGCCAGTACGCCAGCAGCTTCCGCCTCCGCCACAGTGTGAACCGCCGAAGGTTGAATGCCCGCCTGTATGTCCTGCCCCAGCAGAACAAAACATCGGAACGCCGATTGAAAAGAAGCCAGCCCCTGCACAGAAGAAACCGAAGCCAAGCTACAAATGGAATGAGAAGGATTTCCGTCCGATACAGGGAGAAAAATGCGACCCGAATTACGACTTCACCATCAACCTCGTTTCATACAACAAGGACGACCGTGATTCAGCAATGGCAAAGGCAAGGTTCCTTTCACAGACGAAGAATATCCCTGGTGTGTACACATACCAGTTCGACGGCCTTGCACAGAATACCAGCCGTGAAGACGTATGGCGTGTTCGTATCGGCTTCTTCAAGTCAAAGGCTGCTGCCCGTGCCTATTTCATCAAGTATGTTCGCCCCATTGTTGGAGACCAGTTCCACTGGTGGGTTGGAACCTGCTCTGGCGACAAGGGAGACAAGTCCAAGAAGGGAACATTCATGCTAGGTAAGGACATTACCAAGAACGACTGCGTTGACACAAGTGCAGCAAAGGGTGGTTCTGACAAGCAGGAACAGAAAACTGAACCCGCTAAGACCGAGAAGAAATCCTTCATGGATTTTGCCGATGAAAAATAAGGAGTGAACTATGGAAAAGAAGTATATCATCGTTACCAAGAAAGACGGAAAGCCGATTGACGACAAGCAGTACACAAAAGAGGAGTTCAGCAAGAAGGCTTACGAACTCATGAAGGCAAGTGGACTTGACAGGGAAACAATGGACAAGACCTACGACTACAAGGAAGTGTCCGAAGGCGGCGTGTCCACCGAGCAGAACACTGGCGCTCCACAAGCAGCCAACGACGAGTTCAACTCGAAGGAAGATACCAGCGGTAAGTACGAGTTCTCCACAAAGAACGACGTACATAAGGCAAACATCACCAACGATGTAAAGGGATGGAACTCAGTCCTAGACAAGTTGGAGAACTTGCCCGAAGATACCGCAAATCTGGTCAACGAACATAAGAAGGAGCTTGAACTGATTGAAGGCAAGAAAGTTAGAGACGACGTGAAGAAAAATGCAATCCGTGTCTTGTACCTGTACAACGAGTTCATGAAGTTCTACGACGAGTGCGTGAACGGCAATTTGCCGACACAGCTTGTCGCATACCTCAGGGTAGGTAGATGGAAAATCTCCGAAGAAGTTCTTGACACAATCAAGAAGGACATGGGAAGCATCATTAGCGACATGCTCAGTGACCTCCGTGATTGCACTCAGGATTCCGACCCAGAAGACGCTGTGGAAGAATTCTATGACGAAATCGGTGATTTCGACGAAGAAATCAAAAACCTCCACAACCTTCTCGAAGACTTGTCCGACGAAGATGGCTTTGCTCGCCAAGCTGCTGAAACTGACGACGAGTTCGCCAAGTTCTGCGGAGGCAAGCCTACTGGCGAAATGCTGTCCAAGTACCTGATGGGCATTGCCACAAAGAAGTACCATCTTGTAAGAATCAAGCTGAACGCCAACGACCAGAACAGCATCCCGACCTGGTGGAACCCTGAAAAGCAGGCATCAATCAACGTAAGGTTGAGCGATAATGAAGAAGACTATCTCAACTTGAAGAACAAGAAGATTCTTGACACCGAAGACCAAAAGAAAGTTGACGAAATCAAGAATAAGTTCATGAAAGGCGGAATGTCGCAGAAGGACGCTCAAAACGAAATCAACGAAATCGTAAAGGCCCAGAGAGACAAGATAAAGACCTCTCTCAAAATCTTCTTCGGATTCATGGGCATTAACGACCCGCAAACAATGAACCAGTTCGCAGGTGGCCTGAAACGCCTCGACGAGACCGAGTACAAGAACAACTGGATTAAGCTCATCGAGAACTACAAGGAAGCGATGAAGAAGAACATCGAAAAGTTCAAGCAGGCCCACTCCAACGACATGTCAGCCGAGGACCGTGACGACTGTGTTAACAAGCTAAGCGAACTTCTTGGAATTGGCGACAAGATGCTCGAAGCCGCTAACAACAGCAATAGCACAGAGCTGCTGTCACACGCAACCCAAATCTGCACATGCATCGCAGAGGTTCAGAAAAAGACAGCCGAAGCGAAGAAGGCGTTCGGCGGAGCATAACTCTACTTAACTCAATGCAACAAAGAAGCGGTCCGAAAGGGCCGCCTCTTTTGTTAGTTAGGGAAATCGGTTTCAAAATAGATTTCCTCTAAGCGTTCGTTCGGTTCTGTACCGTCGTATTCAACCCGTACAGCATATATCGAAACAAACCTATCGAGCGTAAAAAAGAAACGCCTGACATCATCAGGGATGTTTCTTCCCATCGACTCCTTTATAATAGGGCTGAACGACGCCTCCATGAACGGGTCTTCGGCGGTATGCCCAGTGCCCTTGTACTTGATGTAGACCGTCGGGTGCTTGTCACGATACTGCCATGCGATTTCGCCAACAGCTATCTTGCCGAAGAACGACTGGTTATACTCTGGATATTTTGCGTGTCTCATTTCACCTCCTTAGAACAGGTCGCACATATCTTCGGTCTGGTCTTCCTCGATGTGTTCGCCCCAACCGACTGCCTTGAAAAGACGGCCAAGGATGTTGGAAACGGTCACATTCCAGTGTCCTTCCCAGTCTGGTGTAAACAGTTTGAGCAACTGAGGCGGAACTGTATCGCCAGTATAAGCGATAGAGGTGATGCCGAACGGGTTGTCACAAACCTTGATGTACTTCATCTTGTCGCCAGCATGGATAGGCTCGTATGGCTTCTTCATGAGTTCCTTGTCGTTCAAGATAAGGTAATTCCATACAGATGCAGCCTTTCTACGCCAGTCGATTTTCTTCAACTCTTCCTTCGGGAAGTTAAGCATTTCCAAATACTCAGGCGGCTCTTCCTTAACGCCAGACGGGCAGGAAATGTCGAGGTACGACTGGTCCATAATCTTCTGGGTGTATTCATTCTTGATTTCGACAACACGCTTACGGAGGGTTTCCCTATCCATCGTGTCCATCATGAGTTCCACCGTGTTCATCATACGTTCACGAGAGAACATGGTGGTGGACGAGCGCACGATTTCGAGACCAGTGATTGCGTAGTGCGGATGAATCGGGAGGTCTTCCTTCTTCATGTCGAGATAGACGATGTCTTCGTTGGATTCAGCCACGCAGATGTATTTCTTCTTTGCAGTCACAATGGTCTTGTAAATGCACTTCTCTCGTTTAAGGAACAATTCGTTAGAATGGTAGCCCCAAAGGTTAGCGTAGCTTTCCATGTAATCGTCAAGCTTCTCTTCGAGAATGGAAGCATCCAACATACGGCAGAAGTCTGTCAAACGATAACGGTTGAGGATGACACGATAACGCTTGTTGGAAATCATGCCGTCCTTGTACATAATCTGCAACTTGGTGAACTTGAACTTGCTGCCCTTGACTTCCTGAGGTTCCATGTTCTTCGGGTTATGGTAGACATCGGGGCAGTAGGTATGGGCCATGAGGGCGAAGTTCTTCTTGTAGGCCATCTCGTTGCCAGCGTCGAAGTCGTTCTTCTGTATAATCTGGTGACCGTCATATACGACAACCTGAACTTTCTTACCCTGATTCTTGCTGAACTCCTCGTAGATGTCGTCGAACTTTGCGTAGAAAGAGTCGGTATCACCGTGGGACATTCTTCGCTGCAGGATGTCGCCAGTGATGTCGTAACCCCATTCCGTAGCCTTTTCAACATCGTCGAAGTCCACATTCGCTTCGTTCCAGAAGATTTCGCCGCAGTAGTCGGGGTTAATCTTCGGGGAGTAACCGAACGTGTTAATGAACCTCTGGTCCTTAGACAGGTCGTTATTGATGTAGTCGGCAAGATGCTTACAAGTGTACTTGATGAGCCTCTGACCGTAAGCCGTAATGGATGCAGCATTGTCGATATCGTAGAATGCGAAGAACGGAGTACCGAGCAAGCCGTACAGGGAGTTACCGAGCACCTTGTACACCTTCTGCATCATGTCGTAGATTTCCATCAGTTCTTCGTTACCGTCCTTTTCGGCCTGCTTCTTCTTAATCTTCAGTTCGGCACGACCGTTGAACAGCTTTCTAGTAACCTGAGGAACGATACCTTCAACATCCTTGCGGTAGAACACCTGATATTGACCGTTGTGCGTCCACGGCGACCTGATGAGAACCTTCTTTTCCTCCTCGGTCAGCTCATAGTCGATAGGCTTGATAACCTTGGTTTCAGGGCTGATGTTAAATGTCATCATGATTGACGGATAAAGGCTTCGGTAGTCGTATGAAACCTCTATCTTGTAGAACCCAGGGACAGAATACACGAATGCACCTGGGTATTCCTCCTTTGCAGTAGGCCTGTAAACAGGGAACACCATGTGCTGCTTGTGAAGGTGGTTCAGAACGAAGCCCACCATCATCTTCTTGGATTCGAACACTGATGTAATCGGGACACGAGCCTCCGCAGATGACATGAGGGCAAGGTCGAACATCTTTTTCTTGTTCTGGATTTTTCTACACAGGTCACCGTCTATCACGTTATAGTAGCCGAACAGTGACGGTAAAGTTTTCCACGACAGGTATCCATCTGGAAGAGGCACCTTTTTCTCGCCCACTTCCTTTTCTGCGATGTAATCTAGTTTGTAGCTCGGCTCTTCGGAGAAAGTGTACTTCTTGTAGAGGAGGTAGAAGTCCATGACTTCCGTACCAGCAATATGAAGCTCTTTCTTCTTTTCGTCGAAGTAAGCCTTTTCGGTTCCTGCTGGCATTCTCGACATGAGCTTGAGAGGGATGCCCAGCTTCTTTGCACGGCGGTAAATGAACTCGGTATCGTATGCGAAGTTCCAACCAGAGAGGATATCTACGTTATGCTCCCTGATGTAGTTGAACGTGCCCGTCAAGAGTTCCGCTTCGGTTGCACACTTGACATAGGTACAGTTCAATTCCTTGTACTTTTCAAGGGTAGCCTCATCCACATCGAGCGTTCCGAACTGGACTGAATATTCGGCGAAGTTGAGGATGATGAGGTTAATCGGGTATTCGGCCAACCAAGGGACAGGAAACCTACCCTCGGTCGAGACTTCGATATCAAGGAAGCAAAGGTTCATGTCCTTGATTTTCGGCGGCTCGATGTCGTAGCCTTCGTACTGCTGTTGCAGGAAGCGGCATCGGGGGTCAATGTCAATCTCGTTGAAATGGTTTGCCGAACCCTGATACTGTCTCTTGATTTCCTTTTCTTCGTTATGTGAAAGGTAAAATTCGTAAACGTCGTTTCCGAAGATGTCCTTCATCCCGCATTCTACGGCCCCGTATTCACCAAGTCTGTTCGTATATGAACGGTGTCTGACTGGCAATACCTCGCTCGTGCCGTCCACATACCACATGTACATCTGGTCATTGACCGTATCGTGGTAAATCGTGGACCACATCTTCTTCTTTGGCAATTCTACTGTCTCGCTCATGCTGTACCTATTTAATTAACTATATTGCGAACAAGCTAACTATATCAAGATAAATATAACCACTCTTCCCCTAAAAGTCAAGGGTCTTTTTTAATGCAGCTCATAATCTCCTTGCAACGCATAATCCTTCGGCGGGGAACCCATTTCGGGGGGTTGCTCCCGTCAGCCGTGCATATCCACAGCATGTTGTCAACGGGGATTTCCCTCGGTTTCGGTATCTCGTCGAAAATCATGTCCGAAAAGATGATGATGCCCGAATACTTTCTCACAAGTTTATTATCCCTGAGCATGTCGAATACGCACTGCGGATTGGTTCCCCCACGCCCCGTCACGTCGAAGCTCTTGCGGGAACTACCTGGCTTGAAAGTAGCGGGAAGGGTGCATTTGCAGTCCCACCACGAAAAGTCTATCTTGGCCCCAGTTGCAATCTTGGCTATCAGACAGCCTGCATCGGACAGGTCTTCATCGGACATCGAACCCGAAGAGTCTGCAGCAAGGAGCAGATTGCAGTCGTAAACGGAACGATGACCGGGAAACAGCAGGTTGTAACGCCTGTTCTGCCTCGTCCTCGTCGATTCCGTGCGCTGTGAGACCACCGTGCCTACGAACGAACGGATGATGCGCCTGTGGTCAACGGGAGGCTTCTGTGCGGCCAGAATCTTCATCAGGATGTCACCAGCGCTCAGACCCCAGCTAGTACCCGCAAAGCCACCGTTTTCTTCCAGATGCTTCGTCTCGAAGGCGATGTCGCTCGCTATGGTCTCGTTCGGAGACCAGTTGTCCGAACGGGTCCCGTCACAGAAGTAGTCTTCTAGGGCTTCCTGCGGGGTTGCTGGCCCTTCGCTGTTCTCCCCCTCGCCATCGCCACTGTCCGAATATTCGTCGCCCTCACCGTCACCAGACTGGTTTGCAGCCCGTTCCATCCACATCGCCACCTTCTCGTGGTAATCGCAGTCGTCATCCCATTCCTTTCCAGTCTCGTTCTTGTACAGGAGCTTTCCCTGCTCGTAGTAGATGCTGGACTTGCTCTTGTCGAGAGCGTCAGGGAAAGATGTGCCCGTAAGGGTAAGGCATCCCCTAGCCATAGAGTAGCAGATGATGTCGCTCGACAGGAGGTTGAACCTGTTGTCAACGGCACGTTTCGTAACGTGGTGCAGGGCTATGCGGGAAGCCTCTATGTAGAGAATCTTCGCAAGGTCGCTCAGGTCCATCATCTCGGCCCAACGGCTGTTCACGACAAGGTAAAGGTGACCTGGCAGGTGTGCGTCAATCATCAGCGTTTTCGTCCTGTCATCCTCGACAAGAGGTTCCGCCATGTTGATGTAACACAGGGCGGGAGCGTTCACCGACCCCAGAATCGTCTTTGCCTGTTCTATCTTGTATAAAGCCGACATTAGTTAACCTGATTGAACTCGCTGAAACTTGCTTTCAGCATTTCCTTCTTTTCCGCCCCGACATGTTCCCTTAGGAGGGAAAGCCAGTTGCCCTTGTTCTCTGAAATCTGGAATACAAGGTGTATCAGGTGGAAGTTGTACATCTGCGCCCGTATCTCTGGCTGGACGGCAAAGTAGAAATACCAGAAGTTCAGGGACATTTCCTTCGACTGCTTTCCTTTATCGTACGCCTCGTCCATCTTTGCGATAACCCCGTCGCTCAACTTCGTAAGCTGCGGAACACTCATGCCGTCGATTATTGCCTTGTATTTCGCCCAATCGTTTTCCTTCGCTTTAAGAACCTTGTCAGCATCGAGGGTGTTGCCATTCTTCCTGAACCATTCAGTGAAGGTCTTGGCCATGTCAGGGCCAAGGGTAGAAGTTGCGTCTATCAGAAGGGTTTCCATGCCGCCCTCAACAGGGATTCCATAGGCATCGACATAATCCCCCGCCTTGTACGCATTGTCGAAAAGACGGGCGAAGTTTTCCCAAGAACGTGGGTTGGCGGTGTTTTCATCCTCGGAGTCAAGCTCGGTGTCATCCACATACAAAGCGTTGTTGTGACCCGAAATGAAACGGCAAATGATTTTGTTGATACCAGCGCTTTCAGCCCACTTGACCCAATAGTTTGCATCGACTTCGACACGGTAACGGGCGAAGCGGGTGAACAGCGCACGGTTAAGCGGCATGACTTGGTTGGAGTCAACATTGGACGGGTTGATAGCGAGGACAACACGGGAGCCTTCTGGGAGGGTAAACCCGTTGAACGACTGTTCGGGAGAACACAGCTTCATCAAGGCCGCAATGACTTCCCCCTTGGCCCTGTTGATTTCGTCGATGAATACCAGCTTTGGCTTGACTCCATCCATCCAGTCAGGTTTCGTATGATGGTGGACATGGTTCTCGATTTCAAGCAAGCCGATAAGGTCGCCAGAGTCGCCAGACTGGGAACAGTCCAGTACGACAAGCTCCAATTCCAGAATCCTTGCTAGCGAACGGCAGAACTGGGTCTTTCCAATACCAGGTGGTCCGATAAGCAAGGCAGGAGTCTTGCACCATAAACGAGTGATTCTCTTTTCAATAACACCAAACTGCATTCAAATATCCTTGACGGCCTGCTCCCGCCGTCGTCATTAAATTATCTTATTTTTCGGATTCTCGACAGGTTCAATCATGTAAGGGTTCACGACGACCCCGAAAACGGATGGTCTGACATAATACCGCTTGTCGATGAGAATAGGCTGGTCCGAACCGTGCTTGCACCATGTTATGTAACTCGATTGAATTAGATGCTGTGTAAACAGGAGGAACTTGACCCCGCTGAAATAGGTTGCGAGAACATAGGTGAGAACGGTCTGGTCAAGCCTTGCTGACGAGCAGTCAACGCCCGTCAGTTTCAGGAAAGACCATGTGATTTCGTCGATTATGTTAACAATCTTGACATTCTGGCGTATGATTACTCCAGACTGGAACAATACGGACTTGTTGAAGCCCGTCTTGCCGAACAGTTTCCTCTGTGCGGTCACTTCCTCTGGCGAAAGCCCACGGGCAGTCTGCCACGCACGGAGTTCATCATATACATTCGTCCTGTAAGGATGTATGGAAAGCCCGATGTCGGAATTGGAGTTCACGAAGTCGTCGTACAGCTTGTCGAGCGGCTTGTTAATCATCATGCTCGCATCGACATAGATGGAAACCATCGTGTCGGCGAACTCGAAGGTATGGTAGCGAACGTAGTTCAGAATCCCGATGACATCGTTGATTCCTTCGAGGCAGGGATATTCAGAAATGTGGTGGACATCCCATGTCTTGCTCTTCAGTTTCTTGTTGTCGGTTATCAGCAGGTAATGGACATCTGGCTTCGAGTGCTTGACTTCCCTGACGGGTTCATAGTCGTTCAAGATACACTCAATGACAGTGTACTTGTACACTTTACGAGGAGGCTTGATTTCCTTTGCAGGCTCACTGCTTGGTGGTGTGTCTGCGGAACCTATCAGATGCCTCAGTAGCGACTTTAATCCATTTGCCATCGGTAAGAAGACCCTTCACAGTTTCAATCATGTTGTTATAGGAGGAATACACAACGGAGTCGCCAGCATAGTTGTCATTCTTGGACGGTTCGCTGACGATGCACTTCCCGTTGATTAACGGGTAGAACATGCGGACGATTTCCTGACACTGGTACTGCGGGAAAGCGTGGATGTTCAGGATAATCTTGGAATGGGCGATAAGGAAGTCAAGTGAGGGGCCAGTAACTCCCGTCGCAGTGATGATTGCCCAGTTGCGGTGTGCAGCCCTCATCTCGCCTATCAGCTTGTTCCTTCTCGGGGTTTCCTCGCCGTAGAACAGGACATCGTACAGCATTTCCTCTGGTTTCACCTGTTCCAGCGTCTTCAAGGACTCGACCCACTTAATAGGATGGTAGCTGGCCCTGTACCCGAGAACATCGGAGAAGAACCTGATGTTCTCCAAGTTGTAGTCCCAAATCTCGTCGGCCCTTGCAAACCAGCTCCTAGTATTGGCGTTCAGCCAAGGGCTTCCAACATAGAGTTGCTCCAAGTTGTAAACCACTAGCTTGTAATCGGGATGCTTCTTTTTCAGGGCAAGCGCTTCGGAACTCTGCATGATGTTGTAGCCTAGCACGACCATTACTTTCTCGTACTTCGGCTTATCGCACAGTTCCTTCAGCATGGCCTTGACCTGCTTGAACACGAACGGGTGAGGGTCAATGATAATCATGAATCAAATCCTGTTTAAAATGCACGTAATCAGCTAAAATATAACAAATCTGCCCGAATTTGGCAAGGCATCCTACCATTCTTCTTTCGGCATAGGCTGAAAAGGGCAGGCATCGGCCTTGATGTCGGGGTTATGACACTCGGCTTTGATGGCAGGGTTATAGCATTCCGCCTGATACACAGGGTTGTGACCTTCGGCTTGGAAAACTGATTTCAATTTGGGTTCATTAGATTCGTACGGAAGCATGATTTTCCCTTGACAAAAATACATTAATAAAATATATTTATACCATCCTGACAAACAACAAAAAGGAGTTTCCGATGTGCTCGCTTGAAAATGCTATTGAAACAATGGATAAGAGTGTCCTTGTTTCCCACGAAGTGTTCAAAATCCTTGTTGACGAATACCGTAATGCCCATACGGAAGACGCAGTAACCGCCTTGCTCGACAATCAGGACATTGGTGTGGCTACCGAGGGCGAAATCATCACCCTGCTGAAATCTGCCAGACTGGAAACCGAGCAGCTCAAAGAGCACATCCTCGCCTTGCAGGGTTCTGCCAACGCTTTCCAAGTCAGCAAGTGCGAGTCATGCAAGGAATCCCATAGGGCCGACAAGGAACTAGACGAGTTGAACAAACTGGTGGACAAGTACAACAACTTGGCACACATGTACAACGAACTCGAAGCAAGGAAGTCGTCTATCCCAGTTCACCACTTCCCCGAAGAAACCCCAGTTATCCCAGAAGGGGAACCGTGCGTTGGATTGTACCTCCTTTCCGAAGACAAGCCGTTGCAGAACGTGAATGACCATAGCACGCTCTACAATTTCGAGGTTGAGGGTGCCTTCCGCCCAGGTAACAAGCCGTGCTACTTCATCTACACAAAGGATGTACTCGACGCTCTCAACAAGGCCGCATTGAACCACTTTAAGCGCATCTGTTACTGCCCGTCGTGCGGGACACCAATTCCGCCGCCAGAATCGTGCAATACCTACGAAGATGTAGTGAAGAGGGAAGGCTAACATGTTGAGCGAAGAAAGTTACTACAATTTTGACTTAACCAAGAATTGGGGCAAGCAGCTTAAAGAAGCCTACATGTTCTGCCAGTGGATTAAGAAGGATATCGTCAAGGAACTGATTTACAACCGTGAATGCGACCTTGTTATCGAACCGTCGAACACTGGCAAATGGTATGTCGCCCTGTTCCCATGTGGAAAGATGTTCTATGGCGTAGACTGCAGGGTGGACCCGTCGGATAGCAGCAAATTCATCTATTCCGACTGCTTGCCAAAGCGGTATGTAAAGGAAGATGACAAGTTCAAAGAAGTGTTAGCATTGGACATGGATAGTGTAGCCGCTATGGATGTCGAGTACGACAAAGACCTTGAAGAGTTGTGCGAATATGTTGACAAAATAATGGGGTATAAATAATGAAATTCTATTTCATCAGACATGCACCGACTTCGGCCAACCTATCGGGTTCGATGGTTGCTGGGTACGAAAACACCGACATCAACCTCTATGACAAGCCAGACGACTGGGAAGAGCGTGTCGGCAAGTTCATCCCAGAGTCCGACAGGAAGGTTATCGTCAGCTCCCCGACCAAGCGTTGCATCAGCACTGCGAAACTGCTGTTCGACCGTCTCCCTACCGAAGTGACCACGAGCCTAGGCGAATTCGATTGCAAGGCTCTCGGGAACAAGAAGTTCTGGGAGATTACGGAACAGGAGTTCAACAAGCTGGTGTTCCTCCCCGCATCCACGATGGAGAAACGGGCGAGAATCGTGCTGCACGACATGGGCAACGACATCCGTCACGAGAACAGCACGAACGCCGTAATCGCAATTTCGCACGGGATGCTAATCCGCTATATCTATCATTACGTGAACGGTAATGCGGGCATCAGTGCGTACGACATCATCAACTCCAAGGGCTTCAAGTTTTCCAACCTTGACTTGCTCATCGTTGACACGGTGAAGAGAACGGTGGAAGTCCATCATTACAACGAACCCATCAAACACAAATAAGGAGATAATTATGGGAGTAGATTTCAAGTGGGGAGGCAGTGCGTCTTACCCGAGATACTATAAAGAAGTGGAAGAGATTGCGACCAAGTGCTTCGGTGCGAAACTGACCGAACAGTTCGTCAAGGATGACGCCAAGGTGACTAAGAGCCTTCTCAACCCGACCTACATGTTCGGCGAAGTGAATGAACGGGACGACAAGTTCATCTTCCCCGAAGGAACGCCCGATATCATTGTCCAATTCTGTAAGAAGCCCGTGGACGAATTCTACGATGCAAAGGCGTTGTGGGAGGAGTTCTCGAAGCATTCAGAAATTCAGGAGATTTCGGACCAAATTTGGGACGAGGTTAAGACCTGTGCCGACTATGGCGAACTATACCATGTCAGCTAGGGTTAGGAGGAAATATGTCGATAACAACAGTTGTAGCAGCGTCGATAGTGGCAAGCATCATCGTTGGCGTCATCTTGGTCAGGCGTGACAACAAGAAGGCGTTTCACCGTCTCCGTGAAGCCGTGAAGAGCTGGGACGTTTATGAAATCCGCAGGAGCGACAAATTGTTCGGCTCGTTCTGGGATAGTGACCGCCCCATTTATGTAGTCCGTGCGGCAAGCCCAAAACACGCAATGGAACGCTATTTCCGTCGATACAGACGAAAGTACAACGAATACCACGACTACGACAACAAGATACTCAGTGAGACCACTGCTGGATGGGCTGTTTTCCAAGTGAAGAACACCAGCAGTGAATGGAAAACGTACTATAAATAAAAAAGGAATTCAGATGAACAGCATAGAAAAACTTCATGCGTATCAAAACGCATACAGAACCATCAACGCTGTCGAAGCCGAGCTTCGCAAAATGGTGAACGCATTTTTCAAGGATTGCCCTGGAGGCTGGTATTTGCAGAGCCTTGACTTCGGAAACGAGTTCTGTACCGCAATTTCCGTCCCGAAAATTGTCAACCTTTGTGTGGAAGAGGTTATTATGGGTGAAGGAGAATATTACACTTTCCCCGTCCCGTCTTCCATCATCATGAAGTACCTTGACGGAAACAAGGAAGAAGCAGCCAAGGAATTCCAGCAATGGCACAAGGAATACTGGGAACAGAAGAAGCGTGAGCAGGAAGAGGCTAAACGCCGTGAAGATGAAGCCCTCGCAAAGAAAAGCGAAGAGGACGAATACAAGCTGTATCTCAAATTGAAGGACAAGTTTGAAAATGAACGTCTGTGACCGTTGCCGTCGCTATGCAACCTCATGTTGCAGAACCTGTGTGTATTTCAGCGAAATCTATGGAAGCATCACTGGGGACTACTATGGCGAACAGGTTTCCGACGAGGAAGCCTACCGAACGCTTAACGAGTTGTACCCAGAGGATTTCCACAGCCCGTTCGTAACCAAGATGATTCGAGCCTACCGTTTCGTCTCACGGGTTCTCATGCCGTTCCTTCTGTACGAGAAGTGGAACAGGCCGAGGCAATACGTGAAGGGAAAGTATTACCCACCGTTCACGTTAAGCCAGTCAGAGCTAACGGAACTTTTACTTGTCAACAAGGACGACACGCTACCATTCTAACAAAAAGAATTCAACCAATGACCAATAATCTTAAAACATTTCTCATTAACCTGAAAGAGCTTCAGGACCGATACGATGTCAAGTTCGATGTCATATCCAATGGAGTTATCTCAGTCCACGATAATTCTGCCACGGTATGTTTCAACAGGACGATTGTTCCCAGCAAAATTGCCGATGAACTTAGAAAGATGAAGAACGTAGTATATACGGACTATAACTTGCGTACTATCGAGGCAAAAACGCCTACCGATATTGAATGCCAGTTCTCACTTTCTGACTTCAAAAATATCAACGGTCTTTGCTATACATGGAATAACGAACATATCGACAAGAATAACTTCATCCTGTTCGAATGTGCTCGTGAAAAGAACCATGTCTATGTACAGCTTTTACATTGCTATGATAATGGCGAATCCGCCGAAATCCTCGACGAACGCAAGTATGACATATCTGACGATAGCGACAAGACATTGCAGATTAAGGTAGTAAATAAAAAAGACAGCAAATGGTATGAACTGGACGTAACTGAAATAAAAGGAGATAAAGTATGAGCAAGGAATCAAAAGGAGTAATGTATTTTCTGGGGGCACTCTGCCTGTTAGTGAGTATCCTCGGCATGTTCGGCGGATGCGAATGCAAGGAAGAAGGCGTACAGGGGTTAATCTACCACGAAGGCATTCTAATCGCAAAGACCAGCTGTGATTACGACATGACATTCGAAATTAACCCTACGACTGTCCTCGTCCAAAGCATTTCCCGTGAGTACGGTTCCCGATTCACGAGGGCGAAATACCAGTATGAGAACGACGGCAAGTACAGTGTCGAACGCAAGGAATGCAAATTCTAGGTATAAACTGTAGGGGAAACAATTTAGGATTCCCCTATGCAACCACTGTACGAATATGTATGCCACATGAAAGGCCACCGCAACTCAAAGGGCGAACTGGCCGAGTGGGTCATCAAGAGCCACGAAACTGGTAAAATCCTGTCTTCACATAAATCCGAACAAAAGGCGAAAGAACATCTGCAACAGATGCACATCTTCAACGAGGCAGCAGAAAGTGCAGGCTATCCGAAACTGTACCATATATGCGGTTACATGACTGGGCTTACCGATGATGGTCTTAGGGACATCCTTACGAACGGCCTTCGCATCCACGATAACGGTGAAGCCAACTGCATTTGGTTTTCAACGGGAAAGACATTCATTGAAGATATAGCTAAAGCACCATTGATTGTATCGCTTGAATGCACCCCAGAAAACATCAAAAAATACAGAATAGACGAATATGAGGTACGAAACCAATCAGGTGCAATCAACGTTCATGAAAACGTTCCTATGGAAGACCTGAACATCGAACAGCTCATGTGGGGACGCACACACCATGGTGATGGAACTCGTATATATCCATTAACATTCACCAAATACTATGGAAATTTCGAAAAATGGCAGCGATTCGACAAGGACTTGCAGGCTATCATTTATGAAGACCTGTTCAACATGTGGGCAAGGGACGATATTGCCAGACAGGGTTTCAACCCAGATTTGAACCGATTGAAGGAAATCATGGGTGACCGCCTGACGATTACAAACTTCATGGAACCGAAAAGTGATAAACTATTGGGTGAATCCACCTATGGTAACGATATGGATAAAAGAATCAAGATTTTCATGGAAGGCGTAAGCCAGCTCGGACTGAGCAAAAATCAGGTCGATGCAATCGGTAAGATAACAAAGGTTTGCATGGAAGGCATAGAAGATGGTGACTTCGACGACCCATCTCAAGAGATAGACGAACGTAATCCCTACGACAGTATCGAAATCCCCCAAACGGAATTTGGTGACCTTAGTAACGACAATGAAGACATGGGCTCAATGGACCTTGGTAACGACATTGAAGAAATGGGCTCAATGGACTTTGGTGACGTTGGTAACGAAGGTTACTTGGGAGAACTTGGCAAAATTAGTGAAGACCAAGAAGAACCCGCAGTGTTCTAACCAAGTCAGGATATGTAAAAGGCTTCCAACATGATTGGAAGCCTTTCTTTTATGCCTTGCTTGCAAAACCCTTGTATTTGAGATACTTTTCTAGGCCATCAATCAGGTCCTGAATGTGGGTGAATACGGGTTTCTTACATACTCCCCATTTTTCACTACTGAATGCCCTGCCTTTCTTCCTTGTCGGCTTCAAGGTCATCAGCTTCTCGCTGTCATGTTTGAGCGCTTCCTCAAAGGAGAAATACTCGCCGTCCATCGTACCGTAGATTGCAGGAATCGAGTAAGTGACAGTGAGTTCGTCGTAGCGACCCTCTCCGTAAGACCTCGGGAAGTCATCACGATATAAGTCGATTTCGAGAACCTTGTCCTGCATGACCACCTTGGAACCCTTAACCTTCGGGAACTTGTAGGGAACCTTGATTGTAACGCTGTCGGCAAAACGGTAGCTGTTGCATTCTATGGTACTGTCCTTGAACAACCCAACGATATTGACATTGAAAAATCTTTTAGCCACGTTTACGACACGCTCGATACTTTCCGCCTTCAAGGCATTTTCCTTTGCGTCGAGCAGTTCCTTTGCCTTGGTGGATTCTTCCGACTCGGCAGGATATACAGGGCCGCTTTCTTCCCATCTGATAGCGGAACGCCAGTTCGGGTTTCCGCCACGGTTTTTAATGATTTCGTCATAGTATGCGAACAGACGTTCCTTCATTCCCTTGCAGATTTCAAGGATTTCGTCATAGGTTCCCTCGACATAATGAAACCCGTTGCATCCGTAATAGCTAAGAATGGGTGTGATTCCTTCCTTTGCCATAGGAAGTATAGCCTGTAATGCGGCATCCAAGTCTTTTTCGTACTCGTGGGTATAGTAGCCAAGAGCAAGTTTCGTGGTATCGTTGGAAATGCCAATCTTTACCTCGAACTGGTAATCGTTGAAACTCTCCTTGAAATCCTTCAATGCAGGGTCGTATTCCAAGAGAACCAACCCAAATTCCTTATCGAGGTCGTGTCCAGAACCGTGCCCGAGATACTTGAACTCGACAAAGCACTCAGGCCATTGCTGGTCATGCTTGTCGATGTTGAAATCCTTGAAGAACTTCTTCATGAAGTCCTTGTGAACTTTCTTCCATTGTTCGGGAAGGAGCTGCAGCTTGCCAGTCTTCGCCTCTTCCGTATCGAGCTTTGTTATGGAATGCAGCCAGATGTAGACCTTGTCGTACTCCTTTTCCTCGAAACGCTGTCCAGCAAGATAGGCCGCATATACATTGCCGTAAGTCTTTGCCTTGTACACGGTCACGTTAAGTTTGGCATCTTCGCCCTCGACCTTGCCGAGATAGTGTACTGTCGCTTCACGGTCTTCAACGTCGATTGAATCTAGTGTGAACTCCTGTTCGATTCTGGAACGGACGCTGCCCATCTTTTGAAGGTATTTCGCCGCCTTGATTATTTCTTGTCCTTTGTAGGTTTTCATCTTTCTGTTACCTCAGTCTACTTTCGTTTGATGGTAAATTCCTTCACTACTACGATAGCCGAAGGACTGCTGTTCTTGACTTCCCTTTCGATGAAACGCTCGGCTTCATCAGCGGTCACGAAACGGTATTCAAACGGGCAGGTTCCGTTATAGTAGTAGAAGTAGTTCCAGAAGAACCATCCCTTCTTCTGCGGGTAGAAAAAGACTTGGGTTGAACCATCGTCCTTTTCAATCGTTTCCTTGATAATTCTGAATTGCATAATCAATCCTTAGGTGCCTCTGGGAATGGCATCCAGTGTGTCACACTGTCCGTCTGGATGAGGTTCTCCTTGTAGAACATCCATCCGTAGTACGGACTCCAATACCCGATTCCAATGCCGTGTAGCTTGCTGTACAGGATGCACCATGTGTTGTCGCCGACATTGTCGAGACCAGACGCCTTATGCCATACTGGCAATCCCTTCTTGATATTCTCGTTTTCCTTGCGAAGCCTTTTGACTTCCTCCTGCAGTGCAAATATGTCCAAGAACGGAACACGGTTCTTCGGGGGAGGCGCTGCTGGGAACGCATCAGGAGGCATCTTCAACGGATTGAGCCTGTACTTGTTGGGAGCGTTCGTCGTCATTTTAGTCTCCTTGCGGCACAGCGCCAACTTTATGTTCACGTACGCACTTCGCCACAAACTCTTCAAGCTGCTTGTAGCTAGGGTTGTGAATCTCTTCGATGATTGTCGTTGAAGCATTACCGCCATGCTTTATCTTGACAAGTCTCGCCCCGACAACGTAATCATAACGCTGATGACGGGGTGATGCCACTACGTCGGTGTTCATTACGATACGTATCCTGTAATCCTTCGCACCCCATGTAATGAAAACATCGGTGTCATGGGAAAGCAACCCGTACTTGTCGGCGATATCCTTCACCTCTGGAATACGGAGTTCTTCCACGATGACATAGCGGGGTTCATAGCCATTCTTGTCAGCGTCAAGGTTCAACTTATGCGATTTGCAGAACGACTCTGCTTCCTCCTTGGTCGGGAAGGCAAGAGCCTTGCTTCCGTCACTGAACCATCCGAGACCCTCAGAATCCATCCCCAAGCAGTAATGAGTGTCGCTGCACAGGCACGGGCCAGTTAAGCTTCTTTCGATATAGAACATGATTCACTCCTTATAAGGCCATAAACTCGGCATTCATAAATAGTTCTTTGGCAAGAGGTGTGCCATCTTTCAGTTCTTCAATCACGATGGCATCTCTGTCAATTTTAAGGTCAAGCCACGGCATATACCCATGGACAGCGGCAACGGCAACATCAACAGCGTCGCCCTTTGTTTTAGCGGGGGACCGTACTGGTACAGTGACGGTTATTGGAACCTTTACTCTAAATTCGCTCATGTTGTCACCATCCTATATTAGCACATGTGCATGCCGCACTTTCTGCTGAAATAGTCCACGATATCGATTTCCTTGCCGTCCTTGTCGAAGAAATCGAAGTTGCACGAGTTGTACGGATGCTGCCACTGTTCACCTTCGAGGTAAACCTGAGTGTAACTGCTGTGGATAACCACATAGGCAACCGCATATTTCGCACCGACGGTCAAATCCTTGGGGTCGTCGGTCCTTCCCCATTTGTTATAGGCTGTCGTCTTGCAGACTGCAGTAATTTCTTGCATCGTATATCTCCTTATGATTCAAGGAGAATATACATAATAAAAGCAGGACTGTCAAGGGGTCCTGCTATATTTTTACGATATTTATCCGTTGGAGTATGCCAATCTCACCACCGAGTAACTTCCCTGCAAGCATCTTCCAGGTCAAGCTCTTTGTATAGATAATCTACCGTAGTGAAGAATGCTTTGCGATACCATTCGGCAAGTTCGAGGTCCATCTTCATGTTGGCCGCTTTTTCAACCCTTATGTAAATCTCAATAAGATTGCTATATGCCTGCCTGACACGATACTTGAATTTCTCCCACTGGTCAACTTCGTCAAGAAATTCGTTTAATATGGCGACACTCTCTTTCTTATCGGAAATAATAGCATCCTTCTTGGAAAGTTCATCGGCCAACTCCTGCTGACTCAGACCATCGTAGGTGTTCTCGATGGGTTCGTACTTGTATTCATCGGGGTCAACCCACACATACGTATCCATGCTACCGTAACGAGAAATGAACCGCTGCATTTCTTCAATTACATCGTTAAGGTAATTCTTGAAGGCTTCCCCGAGGTCTAACGACATGGGGGTATCCTTTGAACTTTGGGAAAACGCATACCGCATCGCAATAGGGCGTTTCAAATCCCGAATCTTGTGTATCAGGTCGCCGTTCGACTTAATCCTACCATCCTCCGAAACACGGTGGTGCCGTTTAAGCTTGCGCTTCTGTTCGGCTATGGTGTCGTTGAGTTCGTTTATCTCCCTGTCCTTCTCTTGCAGCATCTCAGGGGTAACTGGCGTATTCATCATGTCTGGCATGTCCTGTGTCCTATCGGGCTTTCCGATTAAGTTTATAACCCCGTTCCTACTTGTAGCGAATTTTCAAGATGGTCAAGACGGCGGTCAGTACCGTAGCCGTGGCGTAATTGAAATAGATTGGCCACTGCCACAGCCCAGTCTTCATGTTCGTGTACAGCACGAACACCGCACTGAAGATGTTCCCGCAGAAGGCGAAGACAAGGAACATGCGGCTGATGTCCTTGCACGACTTGGTTCGGTAGCACTTGATTATCTGGGGGGCTAGGTTGATTGCGAAGAAGAAAGCGCCGAGGATGCCGCAAATCCAACAAAAGGTCTCTGTCATAAGGTCCGTATGAGATTACATTTCAGTTTATATCTACTGAAAGAAAAAGGTTGACATTGCAGTAAAACTTTCCTAAATATACAAAAAGTGAGGCAGTTTGCAAGAGGTTATAAACTAGAAAGGTATTGACATAAGGAGATTATCATTATGGCATCATTTCTTGAAGACCTGTTGAAAAAGATGCAGAACGCACCCCACGTCGGCATCCCGCCCGTTACTAACCCGAAGGTGCCGACCAAGGTGGAACGTGATGCTGCTGAATATGCAGCAAAGGAAAGGGCGAAACCAAAGGCCGACTACGGAAGCGGAAGCTCGTTCGACCAGCTGATGCGACGTATCGCTAACAGCCAGCATCCCGAAATGAGGTTTGGCGACCCTGCGTTTAAAGAAAGCAGTTTAAATACTGATTGGTTCGATATGGATGAATTCGAGGACGATTACCAAAAGTTCATGACAAATGTTCATACACATAAGAAGACAACACTCAGTATTCAATAATATACAACATAGGAATAACTAGAATGAACGACATTAAAGTTATAATTAGTTTGACAAGTCATGATTTGAGATTGAAAAATGATACAACAACTAAAGTCATTTTTCAGATTCTTAGAGGTACTTTTAAGGATTTAAAAGTTTGCTTAACATTATTCAAAGATGACGTAAAACTTATTCACCCAAATCTTCAACAACTTATAGATATCGGTCTTGTTGAACTTATAGTAGCCGATAAAGACCTTGGACCACATTTAAAGTATTTTTACGCCATGCAGAAATACAGAAATCTTCCAGTAATTACTATTGATGATGATATAATTTATCCAACAGAAATGATTGAAAATATGGTTAACGCATATAATACACATAAATGTATTATTGCTAGACGATGCTATGCCATTACTGAGGGTTTAGATTACTACACTTGGTTAAATAATGGGTGCAGTTACAGCGAAGAGCCTACCCATAAGCTATTTGCTACGGGTATTGGTGGAATTTTATATCCACCAGATTGTCTGAAAATATCTGATGCAAACATTGACGAAATATTACGTATAAAATACGATGACGATTTTTATTTAAAAGCACTTGAAGTAAGACATGATATCAAAATAGCTACATACAAAATGAACAGGTTGTATGTTAAAAATTTGGATGATGCATACACACAAAGCTGTGCTAGATGGAATGAAAATATGAACCGAGCAAATGCGGGAATAGCATTGTTCATAAATGAATTTAAAAAATGTTTAGAGTAATATGTTAGTTATATCTAATAATTGCGTTGGTGGTTATTTATACAACCATTTAGATATTCAATATAACAACCCATTCATTTGGGTACGTTTGTCGTATGATTCTATATATTATATTATGAAAAACTGGAAAACAATAGATTGGCTAGACTATGAATTCTGTAAATCAAACTATAAACCTAATACCTATGATATAATTGTAGAGGATGAGGTTAAAATTCATTTTTCCCACTATTTATTTGACCCAACAGCAACCACCATCCAAAAGGATACAACGTTTGATAAATCAAAATATGACTTTTGGATGGGAGATGTTCGGTATTGCCGCATATGGGAGTTCATACATGAAAAATACTTAACCAGAACAAAAAGAATGATAAATACACCTGAATCACCAATATTTCTCATTAGGGACGATGAAAGGTTCGTTGAAACAATAACATCAACTCATACTATAAATGAATTATGTGATTTAGATGTTCCATATAAAAGAATCATCATGACAGACAATAACACGTTAGCCACTAATAATTCCTTATGTACAATTATTTATGTAAAAGATATATACGAACATCCAGACATATTAGTTAAATCAAATTTAGAAAAAATTAAACCAATTTTGGAGGGGTTATGAGGTTTATTTTATCAAATTATGTTCAACCAATTTTATTAAAGACAAATGAAGGTTCATGTAATTGTTCCACATTTACGGAAAATGGTAAACGATATCTAATTTCCAGAAATGTTACATATTATTTAGTACAGAACCAATCATATATAATAGATGGGAAATATCATACTAAGAATTTTCTATATGAATTATTAAATGATTATTCATTAAAGCCCATAAAAGAACTTGAAACAATAACTGGCAATAATGATTGTATTTACTTTGGGCTAGAAGACATTAGAACGGTTAAATGGAATAACAGTAATTATTTTTTATGCACAAAGGTTCATGGAAATACAGATGACGGGACTATGTGCTTAGGCGAGATTAAAAATTGCTCATTAACAAACATAAAAGAAATAAAAACAACAAATAGACGAGAAAAAAACTGGGCGCCTATTGAAGTTGAACCATTTAATGCAATCTATTCAAACCACCCTGGTAAAAAAATAGACTTAAAAGATGCTAGTTTTTACGATTTACCAAACAATGAAAAAGTATCGGGAAGCACTCCTTTAGTAAAATATGACAACTATAACTTAGCAATCGTACACACGAAGGATGAGAACTTCACGTATTATCATTATTTTGTTTTATACGATAAAAATTACACGATTGTTAAAAAATCCGAAGCGTTCAGTTTTTTTGGAAACAAAACCGAATTTTGCTGTGAGTTAAAATGTAATAATGATAATATTGAGATTTTTATGTCAGTAAACGATGGCATATCTTATGTATTCAACCTGTCCAAGTCACTTGTAAAAGATATTCTTGAGAACAACTTAGACAATAATACATTCAATGACTCAGTATACGACAAATTTTTTGAAGACGCTGTTAAAATTCATGCATGGAATGTTGCCGCCGTTCAAGCACTGGCTGTACATGCAAAAGATAATTTAGAACTAGGCATTCAAATAAACCATGAAAAGGCATCATTAAATCCGCAAGATAAGGCGAAAATTCAAAAGCAATTATTGGGCAAGTATTATTTATAGTCACATAGGTTATTATGATACTTTACAATAAGGGGTTTACAAATAAAATATATTCAAAGCAAATTACATCTTTGCAATGATTCGACCAGATTGACTCCACATTGGTCGGGATTACTTCTACCGTACTGATTTCTCAGTGCGGTATTTCTGTATTCATCGTTTTGCAGCTCATGGGATTTCCCAGTCCTCATGCTTTTGATATTGGTGTGTTTCAACCAAGCCAACACCGCCATGTAAGCATCGTCATCATTCTTGTTGAAGAACCTTTCAAAGTAACTGGAATCCAACTCATACAATGAATGTGGAGGGAACAGTCTAACCTTCCTGAAAGTAAACCCAACCGACCTACATTGGTCATTAAGAGAATGCCCTTCTTCGGTTAAAATCTCGGTTGGATTCCGCTTGTATTCATCCATGTAAGTTTCCACAATGTCCTTATCCAAGATGATGTCATCATCGGTAGTCATTATGGGCAGCTCAGGATACTTTTGTTGCACAGGGTACAGCTTCTTGTACGCTTTGAGATTGTCTTCGGTCCAGATGATTTCGATGTTGGAGTAGTTCACCATATCCACCAAGAGTTCTGGCAAGTCCTTTTCTTTATTTGGGAACTCCTCCAATGACAGCACAAAGACTATATGGAATTTGTACTTTGTTTCTTGCCGTATGATGGAGAACAAGACTTTTGGCAAGTCTGGATGGCTTATACGGCCTTTCCAACTGGTCAGGCTTACGATACAATCAAACGGTTCCATAGTAATCATAGTTTATAATGTTTCTTATTGACCCTTTACAAATGCAACCCCATATCTTATATTTACATTACCAACAATAACAATTAACGTAAACAGGAAGTACATTATATGGACCAACCTAAGCAAACAACCTCGCGAAATCACTATTTTCCCATATTTTTAATCAACAATTGGGTGATTGATGCCAAGTCCAAAGAAGTGCTCAAAACACTTATACAACCACAATATGAAAATCATAATAAATCAGCATCAACCAGGCAAGTGCTATATGATACTAAAATATACAACGAAGCAACCGAATCTCAGACAAGCAAAGATGATTCGGAGTTATCACAATTAATTCAATTAATGAAAAGTAATCTTTCCGAGGCGAACCCTGTATTCAAAAACAGTCGTTTCCTACAACTTATATTTAAGCTATTTTGCCGACAACCATCATTAAACGAAACTATCATCAACTCGACGTATCAAAGTTTATTAAATGAGCCGTACTTGACCTGTGGTGTTCGAAACATTTCACAGGTAAGGAACGATAGACGATTTAAACAATGGGTAAATGCACAATGTTTACAGGAAACTCCATACGACATCTCTCAATATTACTGCAAAGCAAAATTTACATTTTACATCAATCAAACAAATACGCCTTTCATTCTGCCAGATAACACAAACACCTTACTATTACCCCTATCACCAAGAATCCTGGTTAAACTAGATTTCAATGATAAGAATCCTTTAGTACATATAGAAGATATCACCGACCCATATACAATAGAACAAATAAACAGCCTTCTAATACAAAACTGCACTTTGTATTATATTAGCCAAAAAGCTGACAAATAAAGCCAACATTAATATGGTTAGTGCAAGCACTGTGTTTCCCACTTGTCACCGACCTTGACTGCCCTAAGGAACTGCAAGTCCATGACGGCACCTTTATCAAGCACGGTTTGCAGCGTGGTTTCGATAACGGCGTAGTCTCGGTCGTTCTCGGAATCATCAAGGTGGCCGATGATTTTCGAGTTAGGGTCGTTTTCATATCGGGACCAGAGGGCATTCCACTCATTGATAGAGAGTCTGCCGCACAGATAATTGCCTTCGATATACAGTCTGATTGTCATGTCAGTCATCGCTTACCTCAGGATTTCCTCTTTGGATATTCCCATGTCTTCCATAACCTGTAAAGACTGTTTTAGAGTCTTTCTGGCCAATTCGAGCAGTTCTTCACGGGTTTGCGTCTTCTTCATCTTATCAACGACCATATTCACCGTCAGTTCGTCGTCAGCATTCTTCTTGGACATCCACCATGGAAATTCTGTTTCGGCGGTGATTACGCTATATTTAGCAGTCCTGCCAAAAGATACCAATCTAAGAATCAATTTTACTTCTCTCTTACCGACAAGTTCCGAGATTGACATGATTTCGGCGAATGAGTCGTGCTCATACCCATCGAATCCCTTGGAGAGTTCAAACGGGCAGAAATATTTTCCCTTCAACGCTTCCACCAAGTCTGGTCTTTCCTTGTAAAGTTTCTTTTCTTCCTTTTCTTCCATACAATGCCTCCTTAAAGCATTTTCTTAACCTTGGCAAGCAACGACGGGTCAGCCTTCAACTTAGCCATGATGTCATCCAGAGAATCCTCATCTTTCTTCTTGCGAGGTGTAACCACCCGAGGTTTCTTCACCACAGGTTTCACTCCCGTTTCAATCAGCTTAGCCACTTCGTCGAACTTTCCTAGATGGGTCAGCCACCGCTTGATGATATAGAAGTCATGCTCACCTTCGTTCCGTTCCTTCCACGCTTTCTTGGCGGCATCTTTGCCAATCAACGCATATCCAGGTCTTGAAAGGGCGGCTACATACTCCTGAGCGAAGTTCTCGCCGATGCTCTTATGGGTATTCCAAGCCCTTTCCTGCAACGGGAATCCCTTTGGCATTCCATACCGTTTCTCACCAACGGTCAGGTCCTCGAAAGTCATCTTTCCGTGTACCTGCTTATCATAATACACTTTATCCACGTCGTCAACCACTTTGCCGTCTTTGAAACCTACTTCGATATACCAGTCAATCTTGAAGTGGTCTATTTCAAGCTCTTTTGCAAAGGTAAAATCGACGTTCGGAACACGGTCTTCGACACGGATTCCATTGGCACAGTAATACACGTCATAGAACACGGTGTCACCTATTTCGAGGTGTTCACCGAGTCCGTCCATGATGTCGCCAGCAACCACGTCCTTGCCATGTTCTTCACCCGCAAAGGAAAGGTTCTCCTCGGCCATTTCATCCCAGTAGGAGACATGCTTGTGGTTACCTTCCCTGCACACATAGGACACCTTCTGACCGTCCTTGTCTATCCTGAGGGTTCTCTGCCTGATGGTTACTTCTTCGGTTTCACCAGATGTCGGGTCCTTGTAGATAGCCCTGTCGCCAAGCCTGAACTTGAATTCCTGTCTAAAATGCATGTGTATATTTAATCCCTGTTTGAACCGCACCTGTCATAGATGAGGCCGTAAATCTTCGCCTGGTTCTCCAAGAGAAGCTTAGTGTTGCTTTCAATGACTTCCCGTGTACGATGCAATCCCCATGAGGTTGAATTATGTTCCATATATGGCTGGTATGGCAGCTTGTCGGAAATCCTGCGGGGATGATGCTCGGCGTTTCCAAGGAGGACGCACATCATGATACCTAAAACGAATCCAATTAGCATGTTACGCATATTTACCTCGGGTTTTACCACCACTTGAAAACGGCGTCTTCCTTCGGGGAATCCACCACAATCTGCATCATTTTCAGCATGTTCTCTACCTGTCTCCGTCGGTGGTCCCACTGGATTTCGTTAAGGTCTTTGTCCTTCATTGCTGCGAGGAAGTCCTTGCAGGCATCCTTGTTCATCTCGCCTTCGCAGTCGCTCTGGTTGAACAGCTCGAAGAAACCCTTGCCGACGGTTTCCTTCAATCGGTCACAGCACTTGTCGTAACGGGTGTAGAAATCCGACGGGTAATGCTCGCTGTAAGCTTCCTTGATAAGGTCTGCAAACTCCTTGTCGATGAGCCCTGCAAGGACTTGCCTGACTTCGCCGAAGGATGAATACGTCATGTTGACCCCGATTTCGTCAGGGTACGGAACACTAGGGAAGAAAGAAACGCTCATTTTACTCTCCTTGTCTTACGGTACTGTTTACCTGGGTTTAGCGAGTACGGAATAGGTTTCACACGGCACGGTGGAGGAGCCATCTTGCGTTTTCCTGCGGGAATTACAAGCGGCATTGAATACTGTTCTGCTTCTGCGTCGGTCATTTCGTCTCCTTTTTCCAACCCATTTCAACTATCATATCGCATTCATCGGCGGGGGCACGGTCGGTGTTCTCGGTGTATATCCCAATCTTGTTGAGAATCCAAACCGTATAGTCGTCAGCCCAGTTTTCACTTAGGTAAATCGGATGGTTTAAGTTGCATATCATCGTCAAGAGGATGCAGATGACCTTGAACGGGACCAGCAGGATTAGAACACCCGTGATGATTCCGTAGAACAGCTTGGAGCACAAGTTGCAGATGAAATAGATGATTCCAGACATATTTGTTCCTTTTCCAAGTCCATTAATCAACTCCTGACAAAATGGAATTTATAATTGCCGCCAGCACCGCAATGCCTATGCCAACAAACAAGCCAAACCGCCATCCACGGTCAAACCATTCGGCCTTGATGTGTTCAATTTCCTTCTCAGTCATCTTTCTTAACCTTCTTCTTGAAACGGATTTTATGAAGGGCCCTGCCGCATTCTGGGCAGTTGCTGACGAAGATTGATTCCAGCGGGGTCACCTTCATGTCCTTATCGACCTCGGTAACCTCGATGCAGCCACGCCTCGGATAGAAATAGCAGGCGATGTTCCTCTTGTTCCCGTTGATAGGAACGCTGTCGAGGAGCTGGTTGAACTGGTCGCCAATCGGCTTCTCTGGAGAGTCAACATCCACGCCAAGCAGCTTGACGAGGACTTCTTCATTACAGTATTCGCATCCACGCCAGTTACGGGCGGCAAAGCTCCAGAACTTGTGACGAAGGATGTAGTAGATTCTAGGTAATCTAAATTTCATATGAGACCTCGATTGAAATATAGCATAAAAGGCCGTCCCTGTCAACCGAATCCTATAAAATGTACTTTAAGAATGCTTCGGCCAGTCGGCAATTCCGTCTGCTGGTTAACACACGGGGTAAACTATGAATAAATCATTTCTTAAATGCAAGGACAACATTTTCGACCTTGCGAAATTCACCTATGTCCAGAACTGCCATGGGACAGAACGAATGTCCACACGGGGTTACCAACGGAAGGTTCTAACCCTGATGCAGCTCCCGCCAATCTGCGGCAACAAGAGAAACCTGATTCTGAAACAGCCGAGACAGTCTGGCTCCACGCTGGAAGCGACGCTGTTCATCATGCACAAGCTTCTATTCGAGGTAGGTGTTACGATAACAGTCGTTTCAACCAAGATGGAAAGGTCATGCGAAATATTGGGTAAAATCGCCTTCTCTCTAAAAAACCTTCCTGCGGAATGGTACAATGACGGGTTGTCAATCAAGTTCAAGAAGGGCGAGATTAAAAACACGGCAAACGACTCTGTTATCATAGCAAAGTCATACGGTACACTCGATAGCGTAGAAAAATTCCGTAAAGACTATCTGGTAACGCCCCGTGTCAACTACATGTTCCTTGACGACTTTGCGTTCGCAACAGAGGAACAGCAGGAACACATGGTCAAGGTAATCTTCCCGACAATTACCTGCGGTATTTTCAACAAGATAATCATATCGTCCGCTACCAACGGGACCGAGAATAGCTTCTACAAGCTCTGCGTAGAGGCTATGGGTGCAAAGTCGCCGTTCCTGATGGTTGAAATCCCTTGGTGGGACGTGTACAACTTCAACGTGAAGGAAATGAAAAAACGGGCCGACCAAATCGGGGCCCGTGCATGGATGAGGGAATACGGATTGTTCTTCGACGATTACGAAGATTGATTTCCCAACCGTTCGATATCGTTCACGAAAAGCTGGATAAGCTTGTCAACGGTTCCTAACGGGACAAACCCGTTATCGGATTTCAGGTTGACAAGCATATCTTTCAACTCGTCCGATACGAGTTCAGTCCACACTTTTTTGTTTGTCGTTTCCATCAGTTCTCCTACCGTTGTGATGATAGACGCCTTCCCAATCGGGGGGCGCCTGTTCGTCTATTTCGTCGCAGTAGCACCACAGCAGGCCGTCCTTCTTGCACTGGCTGAGGTATCTCAACGTAGCCAACTGAATGTGTTTGCCAAAGAGAGCCGTCCTAGTCCACCAGTATAGCGGTGCAGCGGGACTCTTAACGAGGATGTCCTTTCCCGACTCGGGTGTTTCCTCCTCGAATGTACGCCAGTGGAATGTTATCGTTTGGTCTTGCATCTATTCATCCTTCTTCAACTTTTCGATATCAGAGTCAATCCGTTTCAGATAGTTCCGCAGTGACTTGGTCTTTTCTTCAATCTGTGCCTCAATCTCGGCCTTCTTCGCTTCCAGTGCGGCAAGTGCAGCTTCCTTGTTCTCTCTGGCGATTTCCTCGTCTTTCATTTCGAGGTACTTGACAGGAACCTTAACCGTACACTTCTGGAAGCATCCATGTGAACGGTGGCCATAACTGTGTTCGCAATAGATTGTTTCATGCCCTGAATTGTATCGCCACTGGTGGCTGGAAACCTGTGTAGTTTCCTGTGCGACAACCTGTGCGGCTTCGGACGGAATAACGTCCAACGCATTGAACTTGGCAAGGATTTCCAGAACCTGCTTGATACGGGTGTTCAGAGCCTTCTTTGCGGCAACGTAGTTGTCAAAGAGTTCGCAACCATTGGCTTCTTGTGCTTCGCTCATTTCAGTTCTCCAGACAGGTATAAATTTACAAGGTCTACAACGTCACGGCCCTGTGCAAACCAGCATTCAATCTGGTTGGCACTGAACTTCTTGCAGATTTCGTCAAATGTGTCATTTTCTTCCTTTGTGTACTTATCGTACTCATCTTCGGCAGCATCATACTCTGTTTCAAGTTTCTCCTTCAATTCGCTCAGATTACTGAGTTTGTACTCTTTCATCATGTCACTGACAGCATCTACACAACTGATACTTTCAATCAGTTCTTCCTTCTTGCAGGAAAGTTCTGCCCGTTTACACCTGTATAGTTCCTTGTCTTCAATCATATTATTTTCCCCTTTCCTGTGCATTGGCACGGTCTACGTTAAACTTTTGTTCTTCAACCACAGTGACATTAGCCCTTACATGGCATACAGAAAATCTGACATCATTTCCATGGGACTGTATCATCGGAACCTTACCATAGTTACGGAGATATCCATTATCGTTACGGAGTTCCCTTGAAGCGACACCGAGCGTCGTATAGTGCTTGGACTTGGCAATATCGTCAACCCATGCACCGTCAGACGGCTTAGACTTCCAGAACTTGATGAATCCGTTATCGCCATTCTTGATTGCGGCAATTACATAGAAGCAGGTTTCGTCACGAAAAATATCCTTGGCTTCTTCAATCATATAATCCTCTTTTATTTAGATTCAGTTTCATCTTCCTGCCAGCACTTCGGAACATCGTATTTAACCAGTTCGTACAGCCCTTTTTCACGCTTACGCATCTCCGAAAACACCTGTTTAAAATCCAACATGCCGAGACGTTTGATGTACTTGCTGTCGATGTACGGAATTACGAAGCCGCCATCTATCGCTGGAATAGTTCCGAAGCACTGGTAATGAACATCCGATGGAATCAGGTCGTATTCACCCGTTTCGTCGTTCTTGAAATAGTGGTGTCCCGTCAGATTGACAATCGCACGGTGGATGCGCTCAGCAGCCGTGTCCCCAGGTATAGATGGTGGGAACACACGGTCGAACCGCAACTTATCGTAATCAAGCTCTGCATATTCTACAGGTTCTTCACCCCAGATTGTTTCCTTCCTTATCTCCGACATCCTTTTCTCCTTGATTGGCACTGGTGATTTCACCTGGAAGGCTCTCGTATGAAAGCTTGGTTACCCGTTTCAGCTCTTCTAGGTATTCCTTCATGATATCTGGGTACTTTGCTTCGATGAACTCTGCTAGCGTCTTGACTTCAACGGTCGGGGCTGCTTTAATCTTGCACGGATGGGGCCTTAACGGGTTCATCCTAGTAGCAGCCATGAAGGCGTTAAGGGACGAACCTATCGGGAGGTTTGCGAACGAGCCTGCACGGGTTTCGAGATACTCGTATGCTTCACCGTCTGCTTGGAATATCATCGAGTAGAAACACTTTCCGTTAGGTGAAAAGCATTGGCCGATTTCATACATCGGGGAGCCAAATATGAACAACAATGTTTTCCTGCCGACACGATGCCAAAACTGGCCGAACTTGGTCATGTCAACTTCAGGTTCGATACAGGCACAGAACTTGAACTTTTCGTTCATCTTGTCTTCACCGAGGTCAGTCCACATGATGCACGGACAGGCGATGACATGAATCATGCACTCCTTGTCAGGACAGTCGTAATTGTCTGGAAGCCACTTTTCCAGCATGTCGTAGCGCATCGGGTTGTAGAAACGGGCACCGAGCTTTCTCGTGGCGGTCACAACACGGCATTCGTTCATGTTGGTCAGATGATTGTATTCGCCGCCTTCGTATATGTACTGGTGGTTGAAATTGCTCATTGGGAATTGCCTTTTGTTAAAATCTTCTCTGGAAACTTTTTGTAGTCACGCACAGCACTGTACACATCGGAATCAAATATAAGCGAAAGGAACTTCACCAGTTCCTTAATGTCTTTAAGATGCACTTTCGGCCAGTCTGGATAACCCGTCACAAAGCTCGAAACAGACGTTTCGCCAGTCTCCGTATTGAATTCCATGTCAAAGTCAACTGGGACAAGCATTGGGAATGCAGAACTGAGCGACGGGCATATACCTGCATCTACAAGGCGGCTGTATTGCGTCATCGGGGTGACATACTCCTGATAATGCGGTTTGAGTTCCCATTTAGCCTTGATGATACCAGATTCCTCGTCCAGCTTTATCATCGGGAAATAGGCCATCACCGCCGTATGGAACTGTCTGGTTAGGCTTCCTTTTGCCATGTGGAAATCCTCCGAAGGGCATACTTGGGATTACGCTGTGCTGCCTTAATCAAGTCCCACTCGAACGGTGTGAACTGATTTTCCTTTCCCCGTAGCTGGCAGGCGACGATGCTGAGGGAGAGGGTTCGACGGAAACGGTTGACACCTTCCGTGAGGCGCTTGTTGAGAACGGCAAGGTCCTTTATCGGGGTTTCATGCGAAAGAATCTTTCCAATTCCTCCACCCCAGTAGAAATCAAGTATCTGCGTGGTGCATACGCCGACTTTGCGAACTTTCCCGATTCCATTTTCCCGTTCAAACTGAGGTACAGCCCTGTTGAGGTTAATCAGGACATAGCTGTTGCAATATCCTGTGTCGGCATTTACCTTCATAAAGCTTGCAAGAGTAACCCCGTTGCATACTGCATCGTACCTGACGCTGTTGTAGCAAGCTATCTTCCTGACTTCCTTGACCTCTATCGGGGCGTAGTCAAGGTTCAACTTTCTTAGCCAGCCTTCAATAGTGCTGAAATGGCTCTTCTTGTACCAGAGAACCATCTCGGCTGTCGGCTCCACTTTCTTATTGTACATAAGTTAATCCTCTCGGTTATTCATCTCATCCTGTTCTGTCCTAAGGACTTGCTTCCGACGATAACTGTCGAGAGCATGGTGGTAGTCACGCTTGCTGAGGAGGTAACCCCAGCTTCGCTTTCCTGTCTTAGCCCAATATAGAAAACTGTACCAAAAACGTTTAGGCATAACTACTCCTATTAGCCATATTTTTTGTCATATTCTTCACAGAGAAGCGTCTGCGTCTTCATCACGTCGTCACTCAACTTAGGGTCACGGGAAATGATGTACGGGCCACTGTATTCCCATGCCTTGAATGTCTCTGGGTCGATGTTGTGGTTACGGTAGCACGAATCGTTCCATGCGATTACCTTCGCCTCGTTCTTCGACCTTGCCCTGACAACGATGAACCTCTCGTCGTTTGCGATGTAGTCGAAATACTGAACCTGCCACAGGATGTACTCTGGGTCGTAGAAGAAGGAAACATTTATCTTTCCAGGCCCGTCATCGAACTTCCCCTCCTCGTACTTGACCTTGGCATCGACCTGAATGCAAATCATGCAGTTGCGGAACCGTTCCAGCTTCACCGACTTGCGGTCAATCACACCCAGTTCCACGATTCCGTCTTGGATTGTCTTCATTTCCAAGGTGTCACCGTGAATTTCTGCATGGAATGATATGCCGCCGTCAATTACATACGGGGTATGCCACCTTAGCTGGAAATCCTTGTGTGTCAACGCATATTCCTCGCTGAATATCCAGTGAGGGCAGTCCACCGTATCTGGTGCTTCCTTCCACTTTTTCTTGTCGTAACCAGACGGTTGAGAAAACTGGTACAGCCCGTTGTTGCACTGCTTTTTCAATGCGAGGTATTCAGTATCGTTATCAATCATGGTTCAATCCCCAGGTAATTGTAAATTTCTTCACGTTTTGTCGGGATATCAACAGGGAATTTCTGCCCGTTTCCGTTTGAACATGACATTCCAGGCAAGTTTGTCATCATCTGGTAGCAGGTGCATGAACCATGCTTGGCACTGTGAAAGAAAAGATAGAACTCAATATGGTGTTCTTCATCTTTCAGTTTCGTCTTAGTCCAGTTCTGTCCTACGAACTTGTGTGCGCATACCCACAGCCTAATACCTACCTTGGCGGTTGTTTTGCCCACGGCCACTTCCCGATACACTTCCCAACCATAGTCACGGTTCATCGTCTCGGCTGGTATTTTCTTGTGGTGAAGGTCGGCAAACTTCGGAAACATTTTGCACACATATTCCCAACTTCCACGTTCACACGTCTCGATGTAATCCTCAGCCTCCTTCATTAGTTCAGGATGACGCTGTTCAAGGAAATCTTTGTACTTAGCATCGCTCATGATTTACCCCGCATCCCAGAACCAAATATCTGGGTCTTCCTTGCTTACCCTGTGTTCGGTCTCGGTGAACCCTTCAAGGTTGTGGCTGAACTTCGGACGGAAGTCGCCATCACCGTCGCAATACATGCCCCTCATCCTGCTGCAACCCATCTCGCCGAGACGCTGCATGTCTGCCAGCATGGACAGGAACTCGTTTGCCCAGCACTTTTTCATCTTGCAGTGGACATCGAATTCAACTTCCTCTCCCTGACCCAGTTCAGTCCAGTTTTTAGGCCTCATGTTTCCTCCTTCTACCCTTCAGTGTCGGGAACACCCTCCTTACCAACGGTATTTTCGCCGCCTCATACGGCTCACCTTTCTTCGGCAGGTCAGGAAGGTACAACTCGCCGTTCTTCAATTTCAGGTAGAACTCGTACAGTTTCTCCTCGCTGAACGTAAGAAGGTATCGTGTGTACCATGTGAACGTCGTGGGGCCGTCCATGTTGTAGTTCCATTCGCCAGCCTTTTCTAGTTCTGGTGCATACCTGCGGTACTCTAGCGAAACCGACTTAATCAGGCCGATAATATCATACTTGCTCAACTGCACGTTCATATTAGTCCTCGCCATAGACGTAAATGTACTCACCCTTCAAGTTCTCGCCGAAATACAGGAATTTCAGGCCGACCAGCTTTACGGGAGCCTTGATTTCCTCCTTGCAGGCGAACTTGCCGTAGTGCTTCCATTTCACTCCAGACTCGTAGCCGTTCTCAATCCATTGGATAAGGGAACAACCCATGCGGTTAACGGAAACCTGAAAGTCCAGTTTAATATCGGCAAATGCCACCATGGCAAATGCCAGCATGAATAGAATTACCTTTTTCATTTTTTCCTCCTAACTTAACACTCGAACTCATGACAACTGAAATGCATGACATCGCCGTTAGGCATCGTGTATGTCGTCATGTCTTCCATAAGGTGCTTAACGGTCGCTACACCAGCAAAGTCTTCGATGTAACCTTTAACCCGTTCGATGTACAACTCATCCGTTACGCCAGCATCAGAGAATATCGAAGCAACTTTGTCATCAAAATGCTCGATATGACTCTTCATGCCTTCCCGAAGCAAATCCCATAAGGCATCTTTCAGTTTCTTCAAGGTTTCCCTCGGAAGGTCGTAATATGTAGGTTTTTCCTCCCTGTAATCGTAGCCGAATTGCAGGTGTTCGAGTTCATATTCAAAACTTAACTTATCAACGAAGTTTGCAACAATCTTTGCCCCTTGGCCCCTTCCGAACTCGACGAGCAGTTCACCATTATTGAACTGTTCCATTTCGTAGTCGCTCAGCAAGGTGATTACATGGCAAGAGCTTGAATTGGTTTCAAAAACAGAGTGACGAATTGTTTTCATTTTAGTTCATCCCAGTTTGATGGTCTCATAATTACTTTTAATCAGTTTAAGTTCATACCCAAACGCAATGTCGAAATTCTTCCCCATCTCTATTGCGGTGCGGATTGCGGCAATCCTGTCACCGTCCCTTACCTCGGAGTCCATTACACGTCCAAATACAAGCGGCTCGCCGAAATTAGTCTTTGTGTGGAGTTCTGTCCTTAGATAAGTCGTGTCCTCGCCGACATCCAAATCCTTGTAGAAACGGATGCTTAGATAAATGTCAGCAAATGTTATAAGAAGCCCAGACCAGTCATCGAAACATACCGCATTATTCGGCAAATAGTGCATGGCGAAGGACAATTCCGACTGTTTCATTTTTAGGTAACGAAGTTTACGCAACGACATGTTCAACCCCCTTTAATCTAATCCAATTACCTTACGGGTAAGGAACTCCAGTGTGCAGGTGCCTTCCTTGACAACGTATATCTGGAAACCTGCCGAGGCATTGCAATCCGCAGTTTCCTCAGTGTACTTCCATTCGTTATACGACATCCCTTGGCTAATCATTTGATTGGGATAGACAACATGGCAACGACGCCCTTCCTTGGCGTTAAGCCATTCGGCAAGCTCCCTGTTGGTGACAAAAATCTGCTTCGTGTATTCTTCGCACCGTTTCTTGCTTGCGAGCATCTCGGCAAGTTCGGACATGCTGAACATAGAAGCAAGCATGTCGGTAGAAACCGATATGGAACTACCGTCAAGCTGCTTTCCATTCAGGAGGACACCATTGATTGCTAACTGGTATTCCTGACCCGATAGGGTTTTAAGTATTTGAAATCTTATCTGCTGTGACATCTATTTGCTTCATTATTACGTCAAAAATCTTGTCGTAACCATCAAGGTCACCGTTGAAGGTGTGATAAACTACGTTCTGGTCTTTGAGCATTTTCAAAATGGTTTCATCTATTCCTTTCGACTCTTCTTCGGTCTGGTTTCTGCCGTTCGGGTTGTACGGCTTTACACGCTTCAAGAAGATATCGAGTGAATGGAACTTGTACTTGTCCGCCGCTTCGACACAGGCCTTCGCAAGATGAGGAAGACCGATACGGGCGGCATAGACTGCACCGAGACGGATAGGAGAATCAGTGACAATCACATCGACCTTGCCGAAGCAACGGTGGATGCGGAAAACCTGCTTGCCAGTGATATAGAACTGACAGTTGAAAACTTCCTTGTTGCCTTCCCATACCTTGTCCTTTGCGTACTCGGTAACATACTCGGCATCGACACCAGCCATCTTCAACTTGGAGAAAATATAGGCAGCGCCTGTACTTTTACCCGAGCCTGGGCCGCCATACAGGTTCACAATAAGCGTATTCTTCATTAGTCTACCGCATCTGGATTGGTTTCGTACTTCGGCTGTTCCTTGGGCGGAGTGTTGAGCTTGCGGACAGTGACCGTTCCTTCAACCGCATGCAACTCAGGATTGCCAACGATGCCCGTGATGACGGATGCCTTCATTGCATCGTATTCCTCGTCGGTTGCACCATCGGGGATTTCAAAAGTCCTGCGGACTGCGTAAGTAAGTTCAAATTGCATAGGATGTTTCTCCTTTGATTACATGTTAAACTTCAACAACATTGAGTTCAAATCCGCCTTCTTCACCATCGGCTTCCTTGTCCCACAGATAATCGTCACGGGAACTATAGGTGAGGCCTGCCTTGGTGTCAATTGCATTTCTAATCTTGTCAATGAACAAAGCCTTTATTTCGAGACCCGTAAACTTCTTGTTTTCGTTCTCTTTATAATGCTCGTCGTCAAACGGGTACTCATAGTCCTTTCGGGTGTCCTTGACGATATTTTCGAAATACTCGTAGCACTTGGCAAATGCCTGCTCGGCATCAGAACCCTTATAGACAAGCCTGTGTTCAATGTCGAAATCGTGCTGGTACACATGATGGACGGTATATACCGTTTTCTTCTTGCGAGGTTTAACCTTCTTACGCAGCTCGACCAGTTCCTTCAACCATTCGGCAACCTGAGTGTGCATATCCTTCAACTCAGGGTGTTCCTGTGCCGACTTGGTGTACATTGCGATTGCATCTTCGATTGTAAGCTTGTAGTTCGGGTCGATTTGCGGGTACTGCCTCTGAATGAAGCAACCAGAATTTTCAGTACCGTCTTCCACACGCTTTTCGTGTGCATAAAGGGCTGCATCGACTGCTCCTACGCCCGTGCTCTTGAATTCCTTTTTCATTATTTGACCTCTACGCATTGATTACAGAAACTGCCGTTTTTCTTTGAATTTTTTCTTTGCGTCTGCGAGCATCTTCTTATCGGAAGGGTCTACGATGAGACCCCTGAACATGAGCATCTCGAACGACGGGTTTGCTACCATAGGCAACCCCATGAGTGCTTTCCATGCATAAAGCACGGCTTCACCAGAATACCCTTCGACCTCGACTTTCATCCCTTCGATGCCATTGGATTCGTTTACCATGAGGCGGAACGGTTCGGCATCGGCTTTCGCAATGTGGACCGTATCAGTCCCGAACTCATCCGAGATTTTACCGTGTAAGTACACACCGCAAACGACGAGGTAATCATCGCTTTCTTCACTGTTACTTGACCTGAATTTCATCTTGCTTCCTTTGATTGTAATTAAGCATCAGTAAGGATTGGCTCACCAGTCTGTTCAGATTCGTCCATGGCGTTGTTCCATTTCTCGAAATACTCACGGGCGGTCATCCCAGGCCAGAACTCCTTTACTTCTTCACGCTTGTTGTCACGCAGGTTCTCGAAATGGCGTTCAATTTCTGGAAGGATGCCATCGTAGAGGTCTGGGCGAAGACGTTTCAGGCCGTGCATCAGACCGATAATGTCGGAGAACGACAGCTTGATTCCATCTTCATACTCAACATCGAATACGGAATCCTTGAACAGGTGGTTATTGTCCCTTATCCACCTGTATTCAAGCGTCTTGATACCCTTGACATCAACCCACATATCCCATCTCGGGTTACGAAGCTTGATGAAATCGGACGGCGGACTGTCCTGCGTGTACTCGTCAGACACCAGATACTCCTCGGAGTCTTCATCGTAGTAGTAAAGGTGCTGCTCGTAATCAGGGTCTTCGGAAACCATGTGGCATCCCTTCTCACCCTTCCAAGTGATACCGAAGATGTCAGTGAAGGTACATGAATGCAGTCCGAACTGGTTAGCATCCTTCTCGATTGAATCGAAGAACGGATTCTTGTCCTTACCCATTCCCTTACGGGCACGGTAGCGCATGTACAGCTTGTTATCCTCGTTAGGATTGGCAATCTCCCAACGCCACTTGCTTTCGTCGTAGTAAGGGTAAGCGCTCAGGTATTCATGTATCTCGCACATGGTTCCCCCGACGGTTAAGCCTGAATTCCGTAGTACCTGAAAGTGTCTGGGAAAATCTTTGCACCGAGAACATCCATGTACGGACTAATCTCAGGAATGATGGTCATGGACTTGCGGTCAAAGAAGAAGCGGCAATCACGGAGCCACTTGCTCGGGCTGTTTTCAACCCTGCGGCCAAAGATGCTGTAACGGATGTTGTCACGTTCGAGACGGTAAGCCTGATAGTCAACGAGCTTTTTTGGCTGCGGCTTCAACATTCCGCCGAACACTTTGTCAAGATTTGGTTCAATACCGAACATAGGTTTCTCCTTGTAATGAAACTTTTTTATAAATATACCCATTTTAGCAACTTTTGGCAAGGGCATTCCCCGATATTTTTAAATAAAAATGTGAAACATTTTTTGGAAATGTTTCACATAAAAGTTTCACACAAAAGTGCAATATATTGCGTATTTAGACATCAAGGCTGCTTCTGCGGTTTGACTGGAACTGTTCCTTAACAGCCTTTCCGTAAGCATCTTCCAGAATCTTGTGGCAAATCATCTTGATTTCTTCAACGTCGTCAGTATCGCTGGTAGCAATGTAGTCGCCGTCGTACATGGTTCCTTGCTTCATGTAGAGTCTCGGGCCTCCATACACGCAGTAGTCAACACGGGACGATTCTGGGTCCTTGACGACGATAAGGTGGATTCGCCAGCCTCCAATTATCATCTTGGCCATACCGCCAAGGTACTCCGCCATCTCGCTCGAAGCGATGTGTCCACAGAGCCATCCAAGGTGGTCTTTCATGAACTGCTTCGTCTTCGGATATTCGTCGAATATGCGCTTCCTTGGGTCAGGGTCGTCAATCTCTGGCCCGACAAGGTAGTTCATCTGGTAATCGCCGCTGAACGGAAGCCTGTAACGGCTCTTGCGGGTGAACTCGTGACGGATGCACTTGGAGAACTGATACAGAGGGTCATCAGCGTACTGTTCGTCATCCTTTTCTTCCTGTGACTTAATCTCGATGTAACCACCCATCGGCTTGTCGTGGGTTGGTCCGTCAACTTCCTTGACTTCAACCTTGTTATCGTCATTTCTTATCGGAGTTTCCCACGCCTTCTTCAACGTGTCTATATCGCAAGCCATAGGGTCTTTGTAAAACCCGTTTTCGTCGATGCACGGGTTCATCTTGTCCTTGTCCTCGAAACATGTGTCGTGGAGCTTGGAAACCATGTCCCGCATCGCCCATGGCAGGCCCGCCTTTGCGAGCTGTTCTTCAAAAAGTGCCTTCCTGTTCATACCTTCAGTTTATATGAATCAGTCATTGCTTTCTGCTGCTACAATTTCGGCGCAATGGTTGAACCACTGCTTCGCCGATTTCATCGTATTTTTAAAATAGGTTTCATTCATCTTTACGACATTGTCCAGTATCTTGCAGGCATCCCTGTAAGCAACCTTTTTATGGCCAACTGGGTCATTCCAGCGTATTGTCTCGAACGGCTTATCCTTGGATGTTTCATGTTTTTTGGGCTCATTACCCCATCGGCAGTCACTGTGCCAAACGATATAGAACGGATGTTCGCCAACCACAAATAAGAAATCACAGTCTTCGTCCATAGCCGTATACAGCTCGGCCCCATCCAACTCCTTCTTCCAAGATGCTATCTGCGTTTTAACCCTGTCTATAAACTTGTCATAATTGCGTTGAAACATTTCACGCATCGTTTCGAACTTGTGTATCGGGACGTACCGTTGTTGAACCCACTTTGTTGTCGTTTTCTTCGGCATGAAAGGAATGTTGCTCACAGATGGGGACCACCCATCATAGGGTTTTTGTATGGGAGGCATTCCATTGATAACATCAAAGAAATCTTCTTTGATAGGACTGAGCGAAGCATATTCACCGCTAACGTATACGCCCTTCTGGAATGCAGTTATGGTAAATCTGCATCCATTCTTGTCAGGTTCATCTTCTGGAGGGAGCTTCCTGTTATCGTCGTAAAACACATCCATGATTACAGGGGCCCCTCCAAGAAATTCCTTCATCTGGGCAAGGAACGCCTTGCGTATGAAGCGCTCGTAATTCTTCTTGGCCCGTTCTTCGGCTCGTTGTGCTTTCGACAAAGCCTCTTCGGCCAACTTCTTGGATTCTTCGGCCTCCTTCATTGCCTTTTCCACCTTGGAATGGGCAGAAAGGAGTTGCTCATTAAGTTTGTTTAACTCTTCGTTATTCGGCATTTAAACCCCAGATGCAATCGATATCAGCACGACTAGACAACAGAAGACCACCGAGATGGCCAGTGAAAACTTGCTAATATCGTTCATAATGTTTGCCACCTTATAGTTCCGCAGATAGAATGCGTCGGCAATATGATGGAACACCACCGTCAAAAACATTCCTATGACGCATATCCACAACGAAACGAGAAAAACAGTCCCTACATCATTCATTATCTACTCCACTCAACCGTTGCATTCGGGTGCTTGATGCAAAGGATGAGAATTTCTTCCACAAACGGGATTAGACCGAATCTCCTTCCGTATTTGTCGGTCTCCTCCAGACTCCCCCACTTGTACCATTTTTCGGGAGGAAGCTTGCGTAACACCATCTTACCGTTTATCATTTCAGGCTCCCGCTTGATGGTCGTCTCGTAGCGTTTCAACCGCTTGGCGTTATCGGACATGATACGCAACCCGTTGGAAAGGTCCTCGATGAGTTCGCCAGCCTTCATCTGCTTGTCGGCATGGTTCCAAAGAACATCGTACAGGGTGATTGTACCTTCGCCCTGAATGTCGTGTAGAATCACATGCTCTGCAATCTTCCCCGCATTGTGGGTGATGTTGCGGCTGTCGGACTTACGCCCACGACCCTTTCCCCAGTACAGTATGATATCTAACGACATTATTCCTCATCCTTACAAATACGTTCAAGCCATTCCTCGAAGTCGGAGCAGGACCATCCCTCGATGGAACCGTCGGAACGCACGTTCATGTCGATGTAGTCGCCATATCCCTCGTCAGCAGGGCACATGCAGTCTGGTACGTACTCATTTTCAACCTGTGCGACAACCTTGCCGTCAACCAAGACTTCCGCCGAGAAGCAGTCGCACACCTTGTAATGCAGACGGGCTTCGACACCCTGCGTCCAGTTGGTGATTACACCCGTGTCGGGGTCGATTTCTGGACACCAGCATGAACCTTTCAGGCAAGGCATCTTCCCTTCCTTGTCCTCTTCGAACTCACCAGTCTCTGGATTGAGGATGTCGGCATCTTCGGTGTAACGTGCGTCTGCACAAACTTTCAGGATTCTCATATTGGCTTCTCCTATTAAACTATTCCATGGAAATATACATAAATGTAGAATTTATGGCAACCCATGTCAAAAATATATTTTAATCTCGTTACAGCGGAGGCGTTATGACCCCAGTTTTAGACCCTGTTGACACCTACCTGATGCTATCAGGAAAAGACCCGAACGCAGCGGCAAACCTTGTCTTCGATATGGAATACAAGGTATGGCTCAGCAAGGTTTCCAAGAAGAAAAAGAAGAAATCCGCATCGAGTTGATACGGATTTCATCATTACTCGTCACAGCCCCAATCGTCATCCCTGTCTTCGGTCCAACTGTTGTATTGCAACCAACAGCAATTATCAACCTGTTTGCCATCACTGTCCGCCACAATAATGTAGAACCCTTGGTGATGACCCATGATGTCAACCGACGGAGCGTTCGGGTCAGTCGGCTCTTTTGCAAGGTGATATGTCCCGTCAATAAGCTTATCGGTCACTTCGCCAAGATGCAACAGCTCACAGAAAGTATCCTTGTCAACATGGTTAGGAATACCCCATTTCTCACAGTCACGCTCTAAGACATTCCTGATTTCATTGAAGATACGCTCACTTTCCTTTTCGTTTTTCTGCCATTCGAGCCATCCTTTCACCTCACGGAATACCTTGTACAGTCTGTCTCGTCCATAGATATTTTCGGGAACGTAGTTTTTATTGTACAGAATATCAGTAAAGTCGTCCAAGATTTTTTTGAACTCGGCGATTTTCTTCTGTGTTGTTTCTGGTTTGTATGTCATAGCCATAGTGGATTCCTTTTGTAAAATTTAATTTGCTATCTTGTACTTGTCTACATCGGCATCGTCATAGTCGGTCTCGTAAGACATTTCATCAAGCCAATAGTCACGGTCGCAGATGTCTGCATAGGCGGCATCCTCGGCTGCGGTCGGTGTCAGGTCATCTACCTGTTTCATTACGAGCCTAGCTTCCCTACGTTTCACTGCACGTCTGAGACGCTTGCGCCCCTTGTTGTGCTTCGGGGTGCTAGGGTCGTGACGGTGACACAGGTCGTCAATCCATCTCTCGTGAGCCCAGTTCTTGTCTCCCATTATCCCTCGCATTCAGTAATTGTCAGAACATAACCCGACTTGTAACCTTCGCAATCACTACCGCTACCGAGTTTCGCCTTGATGCAAGCCCCTTTGAGCCAGTCCGATGCGTATGTCCCGTACCTGCAATCAGGGCCTGGAACACACGAGACATCCTCGAAGGTAAGATTGTGTTCTGTACATCTCGGTTCGACAGCGTTTAGCGGCTGCTGTGAGGCATCATCGCTGCAAGCA